CGCAATATCCTCCACCATTCCTTTGAATCTTGATAGTATACATAGTTTTAAATTTACCATCAGAATCAATACTCATCGGGATACCTGCGCCAACCAAAATACCTATTTTTTCGATACCAGTTAGTTGTTCAACTGATTTACCCTCATAATGAGCATTCTTAGCTCTCCATAAACAATCATAATAAAAATCATAAAGCATCTGCTCCCCATCCTCATTCGAGGTCACTAATTCCTTTTTGAAGGTTTCATCTTTCGGGTATAAAAACATTTTAGGCGTTACTTTCATATTATTAATTCTATGTTCAATATCGAGTTCTGTTAGATATGGGTATTCTGAGTTCATTTCTCTTGTTCTAATCGGATTACGTCAATGATGTTTTTGATGTCCTGATTGACATACTGATACATCTTGACAACATCTTCCAAATACTTGATTACAAATTCACAATCTTTAATTGTTTCGTTCATTTCCTCTAATTGAGGTAGATTATCAATTGCGTCCATTGATTTTTTATCAATGTTGACTGGGGAGTTTTCGGAAATCTTGTTGACAATTTCTTGTTTGAGTTTCTTTTTATCCTTATTAAGTTTTACCAACTCTCTTTTGGTATCATGTAAACGTGCTACAGCCCATTGTTTTTGGGAAACGGCACTCATCGTCTTTTCGCCAATATTCATCAGATTGATTGATGACCATTCAGCGAATTGCCTTTTGTATCTGTCGTAAACTTCTTGATAACTTGTCATAGTTAAATAATACCACATATGAAACGTTTGTCAAGTATCGAAGAGAAAATAATTGCCGATCTTTATCAGGAAATCCTAAATGAAGATATGGATGCTGGTTCTATTCTCGGAGGTTCGTCTGATGGAACAGGAGATTTGGGAGAAGAAAATGAAGATTCCTATGCTACTGGTGATAACCGTATCCCAAAATCAATATTCGGTGGAAATATTGTAAGTCGTAATGGACTTGTAAAGAGAAAAAAGAAAAGAAAAGCGAAAAAAGGCTCTTGACATTTTCCTTTAGTACAATATAATAAATATATCGCTACGCGATAAGATTATTAATTTATAATTATTAATAATAGTACTATATGTACTACCGAGCCCGCCCACTACACCCATTAATTAATTTGAGAAATTGATTTGTCAAGTACTAATAATGAAAATAATTTAAAATATTGACAAATAAGTACAAATAATTAATTATGTACCATGGAATGGATAGGATTACCTGACAATATTGATGATTATTACTCAATAATATACTTGATTACAGATATTACTACTAATAAGAAATACATAGGTAAGAAACAATTACACAGTACTATAAAAAAACCACCATTAAAGGGTTACAAACGTAAAAGAATCATTACAAAACCAAGTGATTACCTTACATATTATGGTTCATCTGAAGAATTAAAAAGAAATGTATCACAGTTCGGCACTGAGAATTACAAAAGAGAAGTATTAGATGTGGCATCATGTAAGTGGGAGGCAGCATATTTGGAGTTATTGTATCAATTAAAATACAATGTAATAACATCAGAAGAGTACCTCAATGGTATTTTAAATGTAAGATTGGTAAAAACTCCCAAACACCTCAAGTCCAAATATGAAAACTTTTGGATTGACTTTGGATTTAACAATGATAAGGTAATGAAAAATGACTAACTACGACGTAATACTCGAAACAAATTACAAGTCCATTATCTTTCATGATAAGGGTGTGATTTTTACAGACATTGATTCAATCTTCAGAGAAACAAATAAAGAGTTCTCGAATATTTTACAATGTTTGAATATGAATGTATCATTCGACTTTTCAGACAAGTATCATAAAACACTATACATTCATACATTTCTAAAGGTGATTTTATCACATATCGAGATAACTCAGAACAAATTATGCTTTTACAGCAATAAGGTATCAAAAGACCCATTTCGCAATTCTCTTATTAAAAAGATTAAAACAATTTTTGGATTTAAGATTTTTGAGGACGTTCATGAGTTCTCCGAAATTGTCAATAGATTGCAAGGATGTTACATGGCTGAATTGGAAGTGTTTTTTGATAAGGAAACCAAACCTAAAACATTCCAGCATATTAAGAAATATCTTGAGAAAACTGGTTTGAAGATGATGAATGATGTCGTTTTTAAGGATATTGCGAACAAGATGTTAATTCTGGGTTAAATACACTTATGAGTAAGTTTCTTCACCTCCTTCGTGAGTTTCATCCAAATAATAATTCAGACCCAGTTCTGAAAGTGTATGAGTTTTTAAACTCTAAGGGCATTCAAGGAATGGTTGATGGTGATATGTTAATCCTTGATATCAATGGTGAAAAGGTTCGGCTTTCTGTTATCAGTAATGAAGAAGAAGCCGAAGGAATGAGTCAAGAGGTCCAAGACATCGCAGCTTCTACTTCACCTTTGAAGAATCAAGCACAACAAATTGTGAAGAAAAAACAAACTCTTGCTCCTAAGATTGTCAAAAAAGCTGGTGATCAACTTAAAAATCTGGAGAAAGAAGTATCAAGACCAACCAATATCATTCGATGAAATCAAAGACCTTACAATTAATTGAGAAGTATCACAGGCTCATCAGAGAGCAGGGAGAAGACCAAATGAGTATGGAGGACCCAAATGCTCAACAAGCACCTCCAGAAGCAGCACAGGCTCAACCAGCGGCACCTGAAGAGGAAATGCCTTTAACATCTCAAGGCGAAAATGAATACATTAAAATGCTTGTGGATGCGGCTCTTTTTAGTCCCTCACCAGAGGAAGCTAAAACTTTAGCAAATCTTCAAAGTGTTATGGCATTGAAACGATTTAAAAATGCCAGAGAGGAAGTTTTACCAATGGTTTTAACTATTATCAATAGTTCTACTTCTGGAGGAACATTGAAACAACAACTTAACGACCTACCGGAATAAATAATACTATGAAGTTTAAAAGAGCTGAAAATAATCTGATTTGGGAAGCTTATGGCAATCCCAGTTTTACCGATCCATATGATGATGGAAAAGTTTCCTATCTCCCTGATTGGGTTCACCAAGTTGATAAAACCTCCCTTATCGTTGGAACATATTGGTGGGCTATTGAAAATCATGCTGGAGAAGGCTCTGATGGGTATAGGGCTCTTTCAATGTTGGGAACATTGTTCAACCCCGGTAGAATGTCGAGAGGGGTAGAAGAAGGAACTGAAGAAGAAATGGTTTATTCTCAGATTCAAGATGAATCCGAAGCCTTAGCAATTGCCGAATATGTTTTTGAAGATGAAGGATCGGAAGAAGATGCCGAAGCTGTAATTTCCTTAGAACCAATGGGAGAGCTTGACGTTGAGGAAGTTCCAGAAGAAGAAGGACTTTTTGATGATGAAATCTCCGAAGATGATGACCTCGATAATGAAATCATCGTCAAATCTTTGAGAAAAATTGTCAAACGCGCTGGCATTCTCTTACAACATTGCGAAGCACAATCAATGGATACTTGGATGATCGCTAAGATTATCAAAGCCGAAGACTATATTTCAGATGTTTGGGAAGAACTTGATGATGTTGCTGATTTTGCCAATGATGGACCAGAAGAAGATGCCTTAGCCCTGTAATGAAATCTTTCAAACTATTTTTCTGTGAAAAGTTAATTGTAGGTTTGGAAGAACTTATCAATATCGCAGGAATTGGTACCCTTAAGGCTAAACTTGATTCAGGTAATGGAGCTTTTAATGTTCTTCATGGTGATGATATTCAAACTGATGGACATCTGGTTAGATTTACCACAGAAGGTGGCGTCAGCGTGGAAAAAGATGTTCACGACACAATCGTAATCAATTTAGGAGCAGGGAATAAGGAAGAACGTCCTGTTGTAAAGTTTGATGTAAAGATTGGAAATAGGATTTTTAAAGATATTCCTTTCTCTATAGGGAATCGTGCGGAAAATACACATAAGGTTTTGATTGGAAAGAACTTTATCGCTCAAGAGTTGGACGCGCTTATAGACGTTAGCTTAAATCATATGGCAAAGAAAGGAATTGAGGTAAGCTTATGAAACAATTTGAACTTTTAAATGAAGGATTTTGGTCTGGATTTAAATCTGTCGCCAAAGGTGCTGCTAAATTAGGTCAACAAGTGGCTAAGGTTGCCGCTCCCGAGATTTACAATCCTATCGCTGGGGCCGCGAATTGGGTTAAAGATGTCAATCAAAAAATAATCAAAGCCACTACACAAGAGTCTCAATATATTATAAACAAATTGATGAATCAGGGATATACACTTACCTCTAATTCGGCAGTGAATAAACTTCAAATGAAACCGGGAGACGAAAAACAATTGTATCAAGTTTCTGTTCAAATTAGACCAGAGTTCTTACCACAAGGAGCCGAAAATCCGGTAAAACAGTTTATGGTCGATGGAGATGGAAATATTGTCAGGGACTTGACCGCTAAGGATGCTTCTCTCGGGGGAAATAAACCAAGGAAACAAAAGAAACAAAAAGTTTTACATAATCCTCCAGCAACTCATAATAAACCTAAACAATCCCCTTGACATTTATAAAGATCATGCTTTAATCATCGTACATGAAATACGAAATTAAAGCAGATGAAGATGAAACGTTCAAGGTCATCAATCCAGCGTCCACAGGAGATGAATGTATTGGCGAGGAATACAAGGTAGAAGTTGTTCCTGAAAAAATCGAGCCACCTACTCCTCCCCAAAAAATGCCTAAGCCTGTGCCTATTGATAATCCAAGATCATCTGGTATGAGTTGGTTTGAAGGAACTTCATGGAGCACAAAGCAATGAAAATTAAAGATTTCTTAAAACTCGACTTGGTTAACAATTCTTTAAAAAGTAGACTACTCGCTTGTAATCAGGATCATTCTATTATATGGAATGATACATATAAATGTCTTCTGATCGAGAGCAACAGTGAAAATAGTTACGAACTCCCATAAATAACAATCATGGTAAAAAGCATTAAAATCCTTAACGGATTCCTAACAGAAATGCCCGGTTTTTATCCGGGAATCCAATTTAATTTTTCAATTGATAAAGTCAACGTTTTACTTGCTCCTAATGGATTCGGTAAAAGTTGTATTTTAAAAATGATCAAATCTTATTGTGGTATTGAAAAAGGTGGATGGTCTAAAATCAGTTCGGAACTGGCATTAGGAGCACAAGCAAAACATCACTTCCCTTGGGTTTATCGAGCATACTGCCCAGCCTCAACTGATTGTATTGTTGATTGGGATGGAGTTGCTTCATTCTATAATGATGGAGATATTAAGATTGATGAATGGGCTTGGTTTTCTAATAACATCTCTCTTTCGGAAGATGGTATGACGACTGAGCAAGAACAGTTTCAATACTTGATGGATAAACCTTCTTCTGGTCAATACAGAATGATCAAGTTGAATAAACTTTTAAATATGGCTAAAAATCCTCCAGATTTGACACGCTATGTATCTGGTCATCCTACCCAAAGGGCTGAATCCGATTATATTAGATCATTACCTCGTAATGGCAAACCTTGTCTAATTTTAGATGAACCTGAAAGAGCATTATCTCTTCCTAAACAGGTCGAGTTATACAAGCTTTTGGCTGACCTTACATCAGAATATCAGATCATTATTGCTACCCATTCACCCTTCGTTCTCTTTCAAGAAGGAATGAATATCTTTGATTTACAAGAGGGATATTCCGAAGAATGTATTGATATTTTCAAAGATTGTGTTAATAAGAAATTAAATACCTAATATGAACTATTATAAAGAACCAGATACTGTTAATAAAGTCGGTGGAAAGTTTGTCTTAAATGATGGAGAATGTAATATCAACCTCGGAGTTTTAGAAGGAATTTTAAATACCCGAGATGGAAAAGCATTAGCGCATATTTATGAAACGTATGTAATAAAAGTCGGAACTTTGGATACAGAGGGTGCCGTTTTTGAAATGAGAAGGGGATTAGTATAAAATTATGGAGTATAAAATTATGGAGTATAAAAACTTGGATACAAGCTGGGACTGGTCAAATATAAAAGTCACAATTTTAAAACCTGAAGGTCTGACTCGTGAACAGATTTGTGAGATTTTTCATAAAAAGATTTTGGATTACTACGGAGTTGAGCACGAAGTAGATTTTGAAAAAATTAAAAGAGATTGGAAGTGTCCCGGAATCGAATTATATTATAAATACGATCAAAAGTATAAGGTTGACTCATTACCTGATAAGTTTCATAAACTTCTTACAGATTACGAGGATTCTCGCCCAGAATCCATCATAATAGCAAATGCTCCTACACTGGAGGAAATTCGAGACAGAGACGCCTTGGCGAACATTTATTCGGATATGACCAATGGCAACTCAAAAGAAGCTGATAAAGAAGCTTGGGCCTTTGTGAAGTATTTCATCTGGCAAAAAATTAAAGGGTTGTTCCGTAAATCAAAGGATGGAAATTATTGGGAAGTTCAGCATGTCAATTACAAGATAGAAAAACTTCACACATTTAATGAACCAAAAAGAAAGTTCATCGAAACACATTTGAAGAAATCAGGCAAAACTCTCGAAAACTTCCGACAAGCTTCAACCCTCTGGGATTTAAAGAATAAGGAAAAATTAAACATTTCTAAATACTCGATGGAGCTAAAAGCAGATTTGGCGACTTCTGGGTTGAATGATAAGGTATTTTAAATATGAAAGAAAACTTAACAGTGACCGTAAAGGCTCCGCTATGGTACGATTCCCCAAAGGATATAGATGGCAAATATCTTATCCCAGAAGATTATAATTATGAACCAGTTTTAGACCACATAAAAAGATTCTCGTTATTATATTACGGCGTTGAGTGTGATCCAAAAATTGAAGATTTGAAATATGTTGCCGGTAAGGGATACGGGGATTCACATTTTACATATGACTGGATTGGTGCCCCCAATTACTCATATTCAGATAGGCTCTGGAATATGGTAGAAGCCTTCGGTTGGAATACAGGGATTTACTCCCCACAACCTATAAGACCTTCTGCTTATATGGATTCTCCTAAAGAAGGATGGAAACCGTCCGGTTGGGCTGGAAGAATGCAAGAAAATATCTACGCTTTGGGTGATTATGACAACCTCGTTAAGTTGTATGATGAGATTAGAAGACCGCCAAATAGATTAGCTATTTGGAAATCTATGTTCAGATCGATCAGAATACACTTACAATTCCTGATAAATCCGAATGTAGGTCGTTCTTTGTGGGTTTCTACAAAGAACCACTTAAATCTAATTATCAAACATTGAGTTCAAGAGAGTTTTTTTTTTGGTTTAGAAGTTAAACATTTTCTCGTTCTTTGTTATAGCGACTAGATTTTCTCATTTTTTCTCTGGTTTCCTCCGAGCAAACTCTCCCTAAGTTGGCTTTTCTTGTCTTTTCTACTGCTTCTTTAGACTTGGGTTTTCCTTTACTAGCTTCGCTGAGCTTCTTTCGAGTTTCATCAGATACAAATTTTCCGAGATTTCCTCGGCGAATTTTTTCTTTATGTTCTTCTGATAATTTACGGCCTATATTGATAGTTCTCAATCTATCTTTTTCTTCTTGGGTATAAGTTCTCGCTAGAGCTTTTTGCCTCATTTTTTCTTTTGCTTCTGGAGTATGGGGAACCCCTGTTCTATCGGTAGAGTACTTACAAAAATTGTATCCTTTCTCTGGATTAGTTGAATCGAATAGATTGATGTAATGAGATTCTCTCTCCAAGAGCGATGGATTATCTGTCAACTTATTAAAATCTTCAAATATTTCAATTATATCAACTTTAAAGGATTCCCACCCATATTTCATGATAGCATTTTTTAAATAATATCCGTCCTTGCTATTTTTATGACATTGTTTATGTTTACTAAACCTGCCCCGAAAGTCAACAGTTTTTCCGATGTAAATCTTGCCGTTGTGAACACAGGTTAATTTGTAAATACCTGCACCATTTGGATATATAGAATAATTGCCGTGGGCCATATACTTATTTAGTATATCACTACACACTAAGTACTTGTGTGATATGTTTGAGGATCGCTGATCTATTAATATCACAGTTGTCAAATCTCAAGCAGTGAATATGATTTTTACGTGAGAACTCTGTGTCAAATAATTCAAAAATCTTTGAGAACCCGGAATCTTTAATATCTGCTTGTTTTGTATCACCAAGAACCAAATATCGGGTATTTCTACCGAATCTGGTAAGAATTGTTGTTAATTCAGAGCGCGTCATGTTTTGCGATTCATCAATGATGACAAGAGCATTACTAAAAGTTAATCCACGAACAAAGTTCACAGGGATGGCTTTGATGTATTCACCATCCATCAGAGATTTGATGGTTTGCTTATCCAGAATTTCATTGAGCTTATCAACAAGAGGCATTGAGTAAGGGGAGAATTTATCTTCAAGTTCTCCGGGAAGTGCGCCAATTGATCGAGATGAACTTTCAACAACTGATCTAATATAAATGATTTGGTCAACATGACCATCTTTTAATAGTTCTAAAGCCCCGTAGACCGATACGTAAGTTTTTGAAGTTCCTGCCACACCATCCACGAATACAATATTTGTCTTATCGTTCTGGGACAAGTAATAAAACGCTGTTTGGTTTTCCGTAATCGGAAACATCTTTTTCATCTGTATTGTATTACAGTTAAAAGTTTTATTGAAGGCATCAGAGAAATCTTTCGTTATCTCTACTTCTTTCCTCTTGCGAGGTGCGCGTTTTGCTGTCATGCATTATTATTTAATTGGAAAAACGGGAAGTCAATTGCTTGACAAATAGATTAAATATGGTAAATTACTTTTAATAGATTAAAAAGATAATCTTGTTAAATAATAACATGGGATACGCACAACATCGATGGCATACGGAAGAATCTCTGGCGCAAATAGCGAGAGAGTTTAAAACCAGAGGGCAATTTAAATTATATGACCCTTCGGCATACTCAATTGCTAGGTCTAAGGGAAAACATTTTATGGATAAAATATGCGAACATATGGTAGTCATGAACTATAGTGTTCCACAGTTGCTTTGTAAAAAAATTATGGAATGCCTACTATCAGAAAAATGTGTCTATAATACTAGGCAAGTTGTGAAGCCATATGAATTGGATTTATATTTTGAAAGACACAAATTAGCGTTTGAATATAACGGTTCTGTTTGGCATAATTCCGAATTATCAATGAATAGAGATGAGAAAAAGAAACTCTTATGTGGTGAAATGGGTATAACATTAATAGTCTTAGAAGATGCTGGACGACCTCCTAACTATGAAACATCTATTAAACAGCAATTGATAAATAAATTAGATATAATTAATGCTACTACGCTTAATGAGTTCGTATCCGAAAATATTTTAGGTGTTAACTGTGATGATATATACGCCGATATTTTGGATTTCAAAAATATCGAAGATATTAAAGAAAAAATATCCAAATGTTCCAATTCTAGGGATTTCGAAAGGAGATATCCGAAGGAATACTCTTTTCTTCGAAGAATTAAACGAATAGATTTATTGTCCGAGATTCGACAGAAGTATCTATACTCCGATGAGGATATTATTAATAAATGTTCTGCCTTTTCATCCCTTTCTGACTTGAGAAAACGTAATAATAGTCTTTATTCGTTATGTCGTAGAAGAAAGATGCTAGACATAATTTTTGAAGATGCGATTAAATTAAACGATCCAAAACTTGACAAATAGAATAAGAGTGATAAAATAAGATATATGAAAATCGCTATTAGTGGTGCAGCATGTACCGGAAAAACGACGTTATTAAACGGGTTCTTAAAAAAATGGCCCATGTACTCAACTCCATCAACATCCTATAGGGATGTGATCCTGAAAGAAAATCTAACACATTCATCTAACACCACAGAGTACACTCAATTGATGATACTGGATTGGATGATGGGGGAGTTGAAATCCGCCAATAAATATTTAGTTTTTGATAGATGTCCGCTAGATAACTTAGCTTATACGCTTCAAGGAAATCAGAACAATCTAATTTCTGACGAAGTAACCGCTGCTACGATCTCCCTTGTTCGTGAATCACTAAAGGATTTGGATATTATTTTCTGGATTAAAAGGGATAAAAATATTCCGATTGTTGCCGATGGATTAAGAGATGTCGATCCTAAGTTCTTAGAACAGAGTGACGAGATTTTCCAAGATTTATTTCACCAATATTGTGAAAATCTCGAATCGGATATTTTTTACCATAAAGAAGATGTTCCTTTCATTTGTCAAGTTGAGGGAAATTTAGTTGATGACCGTCTCGCTTTCATTTCGGAGTTCATCGACTATAAAGGAGATTTAATTGATACAGAAACAAGCATTCTTGATCCTAATAATGTTGACTTACTTGAACAGTTGTTAGGTGAACAAAAGGGTGAGATGGCCAACGAAGCACATCTTAAAGAAATAATGAAACAATTCAAAGGGGTATGATCAACGGAGAGAAAGTTGGTGTGGGGATTGTGACCTACAATAGACAGCATTTCTTTAAAAAATGTTTTCTTAGTGTAGATATTGATGGTGTCGATGAGTTGATCATCATTGATGATTTTAATATAGATGGAAAATGTAATAGTGAAAATAATGTCGATATAATGTGGATACAGTCTAACTGTAGAAGATTAGACGATGGAGTACCCTCTCCAGAGGTTCGCCTTCAATATAACGATAGAAACTTGGGAGTGGGGGCATCTAAAAATGAAGCCCTCACTTACTTACTGGACTCAGGATGCGACCATATATTCTTAATTGAAGATGACATGTTGATTAAAGACCCGAGGGTATTTGAGAAATATATTGAAGCTTCCAAGGTTTCCGGGATTCAACATATGATGTTTGCCTACCATGGGCCAGCTAATAAAAATAATGTGTCAAAAGGGACGCCTACTCCACGACTGGTTATATTTTATAACGATGATGTTTCGGTTTCTTTGAACCAGCATTGCGTTGGTTCCTTCTGCTATTACACCAGAAAATCATTAGAAGATTGCGGGTTGATTGATGAGAAGTTCAAAAACGCTTTCGACCATGTTTCGCACAGTTACGAGTTAGCCTTGAAAGGATACTCCACTCCTTACTGGTGGTGGGCTGATTTAGGCAACTCCTATGATTATATTGATGAACAAGCTTGTTCAGAAGAGTCATCAACAATTAAAACTCCAGAACGTCTCCAAGAATGGAGAGAGAATATTCAAATCTCCATGAATTATTTTAAAGAAAAGTTTGGAGTTCTTCCATTTGGAAGGGACTGTGTACCAGACACACCAGAGACAGAGATTTTTAAATTATTGAAAGAATTGAAATGAATATCGAAGCAATAATTTTAGCAAAAAGTTGTGATCTAAATCACTATGGATTAACGTGTAGAACAATCAACAGTTTAAAAAATAGCTCTCTATGGGAAGGTAAAATATCTATAGTTGAATCGGAAACTGAGTTAACCTTTAAACAGAATGGTTTTTCTTATCATGGATGTGATACAATATTTCCAGAAGAAAAGTTCAATTATAATAGATTCCTCAACATTGGAATTAAAAACTTAAAAGAGGAAACTGATTGGATTTTAATTTGTAATAACGATTTGTTTTTTACATCGTCGTGGTATTTAAAAATGTTGGAGTCTATTGAACTAAATCCATCGGTTCTATCATTTTCCCCAAAATGTCCAAATTGGCACATACATAAAGATGTAGGAGAGGAAGGAATACTAAAAGGCCATCAAGTTTCTAAAAATATCTGCGGATGGTGTATACTCTTTCATAGGAGTTTGGTAGAGAAATGTGGATTGTTTGATGAACAGTTTGAGTTCTGGTATCAGGATAATGATTATTCTCAAACATTACAACATTTTGGAATTGAACATGCCTTAGCTTGCTCCAGTAAAGTGTATCACATGGTCAGTGGAACGCATGATGTGTTAGGTGAGAGAACAGATGAGTTGACGGACGGGCAGATGATGAAATTTTTAAACAAATGGAAAAAATGAATATAAAATATTATTACAATCAAGCCGCAGATACACCATCTGACATCAATGAACATCTTCCAACTTTGAGAAGATTCGCAGAACAGTGTGAACATGTGACAGAGATGGGAGTCAGAGGGGTCGTCTCTTCTTGGGCGATGGCAATCGCGAAACCAAAATATATCCGACTATACGATATTAACAATAATCAAAATATTGAGAATTATGTAAATTTGGTGGCATCTCATGGAATAGACGTAAAATTCATACAGAATGATACAACCAAGTGTGAAATAGACGATACAGACATGTTGTTTATAGATACCCTTCATAACTATCACCAACTTAAAAAAGAATTAGAGCTTCACGGCAACAAGGTTAAGAAATTTTTACTATTTCATGATACGGTTACATTCGGACATCGAGATGAAAGTGGTTTCGGCGGTATTGGGTTAGTGCCAGCTATTCAAGAATTTTGCCAACTTTTTCCCGAATGGAAATTACTTGAACATTATACTAATAATAACGGGTTGACCATCCTAGCTAAAGTATGAATAATTTTAAAATAGCGGAGGGCTACATTAGTAATCTGACGCCCGGACATCATAACGATATCCCATATACTGATGGTGGACAGTTAGAGGTTTATTTGTTTGCGTTGGGGTTGATGAAGAAGAATAACTATTCCACTGTTATTGATGTCGGTTGTGGATCTGGATTTAAGTTGATGACATATTTTTCAGAATATAAAACAATTGGATATGAGGTGGAGCCATGTTTATCGATGTTGAGGGAAAAATATCCAAAGAGAATTTGGATAGATAGCGGAGAGGCAGAAAGAGATTTCAATTACTCCGATATTAGAGCGGGGGATATACTTATATGTTCTGATGTAATTGAACATATAATTGATCCGAGTAAATTATTAAATTATTTGAAAGAATTTGATACACGTTATATCGTGTTATCCACTCCATGTAGAGAAGTTTTATGCAATGATGCCAAACTTTCTTCCATCTATGGAGGAAGCGTGAATGGACCTCCGATAAACGGTGCTCATGTTCGTGAGTGGACCATGAAAGAATTTATAGAATTTACATCAGAACATTTTAATGTTCTCGAATCTCACTACGGAAAGAATCAAGTAGAATGTCAGTATCATCTCCTAGAAAAAAAATAAATATCATAAGCTGTAGCTTCGGGGAACAAAGAAGTATAAATCCTCCCGTCCAACAGGAAACCGATTTAGATGTTGTGATTACTTCATATACTGAAGATAATTTTCCTAATAGAGAAAAATCTCTTTCCCCTCGATTGAAAGGGAAGATTCCAAAAATGTTAGGATATTTGTATGTGGATGCAGACTACTATATTTGGCTAGATTCTAAATTCTCTATAAAATCACCCTATTTTGTAGACTGGATGGTTAGTAATGTGGGTGATTCCAGTATATCACTCTTTAATCACTACAATAGAAGCTCTATTGAGTCTGAATGCATATTTGTAGAGAGTGGGATTTTAAATGGTGACAACTATCTAATAGAGAGATATCAAGGGGAAGATATGAGGGGGCAGGTAGATAAATATTTAAAAGATAATCATTTTACAGATGATAAATTATTTGCATGTGGTATGTTCATTTATCGCAAGGAACTGATTGAGAATCACCCCAACTTTATGAAAGATTGGCTTTTAGAGAACGTTCTATTCTCTATTCAAGACCAGTTGAGTTTACCTTACATGCTTCATAAACATGGGGTCAAATTTGGCGTATTTAAAGAACATATATTAAACAATAACTATATTTCCTATGTTTGAAACTATAAATTACCTCCTACATCAAGATAAGAAAAAAGAATTAGACGCCGAACTCTTATCTAATTTCAATCCTCGGATTACAGCGAAGGCGTTTTCTTTTTATGATTCGGGCGCATTTTGCGAGTATGTCAACGAAAGTTTAAATAGATATTCTGGAGTGTTTAAAACTCCTGAAGATCAGTTTAAATTCTTTTCAACCATGATTCCGAAGGTGAAAAGAAGAAAAAATGAATATATTTCAAAGCCTAAGAAAAATAAAAAGGAAGAGGAAAAGATTCCAATCCCTGAGTTTCTCTCACAAAGAGAGATTGACATGTACGAAACCTTTTGTAAATAAAGTCCTATGAGCAGTCAAGCAGTCCACTTTGAGCAACCAACCGTATCAATTGATAATCTTCCAACCCAAAAATCATTATTAGATTTTTCAGCAAACACTCTTCCAACTGATTTTAATTTAGAAGATCATGTCTTATCTAAGATTTTAGATGACACCGTAATGGTTGAATATATTGATGTCATTGATGCTGGTCCGGGAGGAATGGCAATTTCAAGAGGAGGGATCGCAATTCCATTATCAAACGTTCATAATGCTTGGAGAAAAGCTAAGGTTGTTCTAAAGGGTCAAAGTGTTAAACAGTTGGAAGTTGGTGAAATTGTTTTGCTTCCCCACAATATGGGCATTGGAATTACCAACGTTGAAGTTGAAGGATACGGTAAAGTTAAGAATGGTCTATTCATTCGAGAACAAGCTATCTTCGGCGCATGTAAGCCTAAATAATGATGGATGGCAAACACTAAGAAATCTTCGTTAGATCGCTACTCTCGCATCTGGATGGATGCTAAGGGTGCTCTTAAAGATGCTTGGGGTCGATTCATCAAAGCTTTTAAAGACATTGATGAATATGAAGGCAATGAGGCATATAAGACGAAAATCAAAGAGACTGATAGAATCATTGGTCGGGCCGAATTAAAAAATCTTATAGCTAGTAATGTGTGTGAGATAGTATTTGTCAGAAGAAGACCGGAACGAGCACCGAATCGTCCAGAAATTAGACGGATGCTTTGCACTATGGATTATAATCTACTAACATCCTATAATGGTAAAATCTCACTCAATTTCAGATTGCCTCGGACTGGCCGAAGAATTGATGAAGTTAAACATAACATTGTAGTCGTCTGGGATATTTTCATGCAGGACTATCGCAACGTAAGCATGGATCAATGTCACATTCGACAGATTATACCCGGCGATGACACATTCTGGAAGTATTACAATCAAGCACTTTTGAAGATGACTCCAGATCAAAAAATGCAATTTATGGATAGCGTTGGTTGACTTTTTTAAAAAATCGTGTAATTATTTTCATGGAGCGTGTGGAGAACCAACTTAAAGATATTATTTTAAAAAACGTGGATTTCCAAATTGATGGAAGGTCCATGAAAAAAGGAAAGATTAAAGTTTACAACAGTAAACAATTTTTTATTCGGTTTAAAATCGAAGCGGATGGAAAGATGACAGAGTATGATTTACCCTATCCCTTCAAGATTATTCAAAATGATGATGGATATGTGTTTGATTATTGCTTGTCGGCATTCTGTCCAAGAACAGAAGAACTTTATTGGAAGATGTTAATAATGAATAAATCTGAAGCCTCTAAGCTTCATAATAATTATTTGAATGTGGTCGTCTCAAAAGAAAATTAAAGATATGAAAAAGATTGTATATATTACTGGATGTTTAGGATTTATTGGTTCCTATATTACTAAAACGTGTTTGGACCTTGGATGGCATGTCAAAGGGGTTGACAAGATGTACTATGCCGCTAATAAAGAACTGTTAGATGTCTTTAGTAAGTATCCCAATTTTTCTTTCGTGTGTTGCGATATTAATGATCTTGTATTTCTTTATGAATGTGATTATGTCATTAACACTGCGGCGGAAACTCATGTTGGAAATAGCATTGTCTCAAGTGATGAGTTTGTGAAATCAAATATTGACGGTGTTCATAACATTCTAAAATTAATTAATAACTATCGACAAGAATCCTCTAAAAAACCTATCCTAATTCAATTTAGTACAGATGAAGTCTATGGCGATATTTCCGAAGGTGAACATACTGAGACAGACATGCTGAAGCCAAGCAATCCTTACTCAGCCACCAAAGCTGCGGCAGACATGCTTGTTGTTGCATGGTGCAGAACACATAATATTCCTTATGTGATTGTTAGACCAACCAATAATTATGGAACTGGACAGTACGTTGAGAAGCTGATTCCTAAAGTATGTAAGTATATGAACTTGGGTAAGAAAATCCCAGTTCATAACAACGGGACATCAATCCGAAATTGGCTACATGCTCAGGATACTGCCGACGCAATCATTACGATTATCAATAAGGAGGTCGTCAATGACATCTATAACATTTGTGGCGGTTACGAACAAAGTAATATTGAAACTGTCCGTAAAGTTTTAGAGTGCTATGGGGTAAAGGATATCGAAGATTATCTCGATTTTTCTTATAATCGTCCGGGGCAAGATGTCAGGTATGCTTTAAATGATTCTAAACTTCGCGCACTTGGATGGTGTCCTAAGAAGAACTTTGACGAGGAAATCCCAAATATTGTAGAGTACTACAACCACAAGTTTATTTGGTGAGTTTTGGGGTCTTGACTTTCGGAACTGGCGTGCTATCATAGTCTCGTTATGACAAATAGTGAAACAGAAACAGCAGTAGAAACTCCGGTAGTAGAAATCCAAAAGGAAATTAAAGAACGTCTTCTAACTCAAAACCCTTCAGTAAGGGAAGCATACATTGATGCGGAAGTAAAAGCCAAATTGGTTTCTCGAACCGAGACAGTAAAAAAAGCAATCGTTGAAATCGCAACTCAACAAAAGGAACTTCAGAAACTTAAACCAGATTTAGTTTCCTATGGAACTGATGGGAAAGTAGCACAAGAGTTCTTCAGCAAAGAAGCTGTGGATAAGCGTGGGAAAGCATCCGAGCGTATTCAGAAAATCGAAAAGGCTCTTACGAAAGCTTTTGATACCGCCGATTATAGCGATCTTGAAAATCTCGTAAAGTGATTTTAGAGGAACTTCAAAAAGAGATCGACATCAGATCAAACAGGCTTACAATTCAGAATATTGTAAGCCTGTTTGATTTTTCATGGCTTGATGAAGAAGATATCGACAACGAATTAAAAGAGTTAGTTGAAAAGTACGTTACTCAACTAAACACTTACATTAAAGCTAAACTTGCTCGACATAGAGACAATAAGTTCAATAAAATATACGACTATAATTCAAGTAGTCATATACTTGAACATAATTATAACGTTTCTCGTTTTAGAAAGAATGAAACGAGAAAAACACTAATTGAAAACAATATCAACTATAAAAAATATCATCCAAAATGCCTAACTTACTCCTAAACTTCCCAGAGGGATTTACACCGAATCCTTCACAAGTATCCATTCTTAATCAGATGGATAAAGCTTTTGCGGAGGGACATAAGTTTGTAATTTGCAATGCTTCTACTGGTAGTGGAAAGTCATTTCTTCCTCCAACATTGGCCAATTCTGTCGATGGGCCATCCGAAAACTTCAAACGAATGGTTGATGATTATTCCATCTTTTTGGAAGATGGGCCTTCCCTAGCAGAAGGAGAGGAACCCTTCGGTTGTTTCGCATTGACAATCACAAAATCTCTTCAAGATCAGTATAAGAACACCTTTAAAGAAACTGGAATCTTGAAAGGACAATCCAATTATCAATGCGATTACGATATGAATGTGAGTGTAGATATTGCTCCTTGTTTGTATGTGAAAGGATTGAAACAACAATGTTGGGCATCAAACAGATGCCCCTACTACAATCAGAGGAATAATATGTTGAAATCACAGTTCGCATCATTGAACTACAGCATGTTCTTCTCGCTTCCCGATCATCTTAAAAAGAGAGCAATTTTAGTTTGTGATGAGGGGTCTGAGTTAGAAGATCAACTTGTAAGTCAATTTACATGTGAGGTGGACTTTCCTTTCCTCGTCAAAACAAACACAGAAGTTTCATCATTTCCTTCTCAGCCAACTCCAACAAAGGTCGTTTCGTGGTTATCCTCTCTTATTAGAGGGGTATCAAATAATCTCGAAGAATATAAAGAGTTTTTCAAAAACTCCAAGGATACCGTCGAGGTTGGAAAGAAGAAGGTAGAATACACAAAATTGATGAATCTTCAAAAAAGTTTAGAAGTTTTGATTGGAACTTATTATGACTGTGAATATCTCATTGAGAGGATTGATAAGATTATTAAGTTCATTCCTTTGAAGGTTGATAAATTATCTCGATTTATTTTCGACCATGCCGAAAGAGTTGTGATCATGTCTGCGACTATTGTAGACCCTCCAAACTTCTGTAAGAATCTTGGAATTAAAGATTACAAATATATTGAAGTTGCTTCGACATTTGAATCTGAAAAGGCTCCCATTCATATTCTCGCTAAACAGAAGCTTAATTTTAAAAATATGAACGAAATGCTTCCAAAATTAGCCAGTCAAGTTTCGGAACTTTTAGAACATCATAAAGGGGATAAGGGTATTATTCACACGCATACACAATTTATCGCGGACTATATTCGGAATAATGTAAAATCTTCCAGATTGCTCTGTAGAGAGCCGGGAGTGAGAAATGAGGAGTTGCTGGAGCTACATGAAGAAAGTCCCTACGCGACAGTTCTGGTGAGCCCCAGCATGACTTACGGGGTTGATTTGAAGGGGGATTTAGCAAAGTTTCAAATCCTTCTAAAGGCTCCGTGGCTTCCGACAAAGGAGACGAGAATTGAAAAAATGATGAAGCTTGATAAGAACTGGTATTCTAATAAAATGTTGTGTACTCTGATTCAGGCATGTGGCAGAGGTATTCGTTCAGAAGAAGATGAGTGTGTCACATACATTTTAGATGGTTCTATCTATGATGCGGTGGAACGCAATAAGAACAAATTGCCAAAGTTTTTCTTAGACAGGATTCAATGATGCTATTTTTTGTTCTTCGAGGAGAATTCGCTCTTCTTTTTTCTTAGATAGTGTTCTAAGCATAGATTCTCTTCGTTTCATTCTCGTCTCTTCTGTCGGAATCCGTCCTTTCGCAGCAATTGATAATTTTTTCAAACATTCTTCTGATCTAGGTGGATGTTTTTTACCAGTTCTACTCAGGCTCATTTTTAATTTAGTCTCTTCGCTGTGTTTTTTCCCAGTGGATATTCTTCGCATGTTCTCTATCTGTTCTGGAGTTCTTGTGTACTTCCTACCAGAAGTTGACGCTCTAAGTTTTTCTTTATGTTCTTCGGATAAAGGTGTTCCCGGCCTACCCTTCCTAAACTTTGATAATTTTTCTTTAGAGGTTTCGGATAATTTTTTTCCCAATCGGGATTGTCTGATTTTTTCTTTTGCTTCTTTTGAATGACGGTATTCTTTTCGAGATGCTCCTTTAGAAATGACATTGTATCCATTTGGAACCATTGAATTAAACTTTACTATTAGTTGTTCCTCTAATAAGAGGAGGTCCTCCTTCTTAAAATCGGGTAAATATTCTATATATATTTCAAAATTATCTATTCCATATTTTTTAATGGCTTTGTGAATAACTTGATTTTTCTGTATTTTATGATGAGAAATACGATCATAAAGATTCAACGATTCCCCAGCGTAATATTTACCATTTATGATATTGCGAATTATGTACACCCCAGCGACATGATCAGGTTTAGATTCTAATAGTTTCATATTATTTGAAATAGGTCGATAGTGCTCTTTTCACGACTTCACTCATGGTTATACCGTGACTCTTCGCTTCCTTCCTTATTGTTTCTTTAAGTTCTCTGGTTAAAAAAACCTCTATTTTTTCTTTATTTTCATCCATACTATTATTTAGAGATTTTCATGAAAATCTCATGAAAATCCTGTAATGTTTTTTTAATTAAATAAAAGTGTGGAAAAATATTCTCATTTTTTTGAAACAGAAGATCAATTGACGCAATTCGTGGCAGCATTTGACGATATGTTTTTATATAGATATGATAAAAATAGAGTACCTAAAGAAAAAATTGCGGTTCGGTACGTATTTGGCCCTAAACAAAGAGTACTTTACGATATTGTGAATCAGGCCAAGAATCTTACATTGCCCGTTATTGCCATTGAACAGACAAACATTCGCCGCGACTCTTCTCGCGTCCAAAACAAAGACCAGCACATGTACCGCCCTCATTTAAATGATAGGTCGGTTTCTAAGATTCCACAGCCTGTTCCAGTCAATTACGATATAAATCTATCATTTATTGCCAATTATAAGTCCGATGTTGACCAAATCGTTTCCAATTTCATCCCTTGGTGTAATCCATACTTTATCATTTCTTGGAAGATTCCTGAAGGTTTCTTATTAGATTTTACTGATGAATTGAGGTCAGAAGTATCATGGTCCGGGGACATTTCATATGAATATCCAATTGATATTACAGCCCAAGACAAATACAGAATCGTCGGCAACACTTCATTCACAATTAAAGGATGGATTTTCCCTGCTGTAGAAACTCCTGTCGCTCCGATCTATGTAATCACCAGCACTTTCACTGCTTTAAGTTCAGGAACAAATCTCGAAACTTACGAGTTGCCCACAATTATTGACTATACCACAACTGATGTAGTTACAATTTCAGCTTATCCAGAGTTTACAAATTATTTCATTAATGGTAAACCTTATCAGGAATTAAGCCTAAATGATGTGTCTGGGCAAACATTCACTTTCTATGGTAAAAGATTTGATTACGGAAATACTTGGTATCTCAGTGCCAATCAGTCAATTTCTGGGATGAATTATGAAGAAATTGACACTTTAAAGTTCCCAACCATTTCAGCGTATCGGATTCCAGATTCATTTATTACTACCGTCAGTGACAATATTGCTGTCGTTTCGCTCAGTTCCAACTACGTGTCTCTAAGTTCAGGAAACTATACCTTCGTTACAGCTAACAGTGCTGGGTGGGCAACATCGACTCCAATTTTCATAGATACTGATAACGTACTATACAACGGATACACAATATATTACAATGGGGAAGAGATAACTTATAATTGATATTGTTTAAACTAAATACTATTATGGCAATAGATTTAGGAAACAGTCCACCATCAGGAAGTGCAAATCCGACTCTCTCGGAGTCAATGCAGATTAAAACAGTTTTACAATTAAACAATGTGGAGAACATTGCCTTATCTTCTTGGACGGGAAGTAGCAATCTACAGTTGAGCAGTTCTCAAATTATAGATTTTTCCGAAGTCTCATCGCCGTGGAACAGCACTTATACTACAGTTAAAGCTAACAGTGCTGCGTGGGGGGCTGGTGTCACATACCAATCCGCCACCGCGCCCGATCCTGCTGCCCATCCATCTTGGCTAAATACAAACAACGGCGCTTTATATCAGTGGCATGGTATTCCGCCCGCTGGTACATGGGTAAACGTATCACACGAGCAAGCCTCAATCGGGATCGACCCCTCTTTATTAACGGGGATTGTCGCGGGATACCGCATTGGAGATACTACACGAACAGGAACATCTATCAATACATGGACAGATATAACTGGTAATGGTCATGATGCATCATTCACTGGAACTAAATCGACAGTAAAAAGCTCATCAACTGGTGAATATGCTATAGGTGGTGCTATATATTCTGTTCCATCTGCGATACCAGCAGATTTTGCTGATATGACTATCATTTGTGTGTTTGGTAGTGGTAGAGAACAATCATATAATACTGTAGGAATCAACCAGACATTCGCGCTAACAAATCCGCTCGGTGGTGCATCTGGTGGCGGTGGCGTTTTGTTCACCAGCGGCACGGCTCAATTCTACAACGCAACAAGACAAGCTGGATGTTTACGAAATCCTAAAGGTATTAGCGCAGTAACTCTTCGATTTGGAACAACAGAATGCTCTATAAGGTCTAATGGAATTACCGATACTGTGGCGGCTAACGGCCCCAGCACCAACAACGAATTCGGCCACATTTGGGGATGGGGTGGGGGCAGCTTCTTATGGGGTAACGAGATGGTCGAACTTTACTTTTTCGACCGAAAACTCACCGACTTAGAAGTTGCGGGGATTGAGTTCAAACTTGGAATTACACCACCTACAACCGCGCTTCATGTCATTGGCGATTCGTTCGTCGCTGGCACCGGGGCGACAACTGCCGAAAATGCCTACGCTCGATTACTGGAGCAATCTACCGGGCTGTCACTTGTTGCGCATGGTGGAGCAGGATCGCGTTTGCTAGTAGCGTTCAATCAGGCACACTTGCTGAAAACCATTCAATCTTCGATTGACGCCGGATTGAATCCAACCGTAGTCTTTGACATAGGTAAAAATGATATTGCGGCTGGAGTAACTTCAGCGACTCTGCAAACTACTTACGAGAGTTATTGTAATGACATCACGGCAGCAGGAGCACCGCTTGTTTGCGTCACCATTCCGCCACGCGGACTAGGCTTTACCGCACCGGCAGATGTAAATTTCTATGAGACGCAAAGGCTTTTGTTCAATACTTGGCTCAGAGCGCAAACTTCAATGTATGATGCATTGGCCGATGTAGCAGCGAACTCAAACATCGGCGACTTTGCAGACGTAACAGGTAGCTACTATGATGGCGACCAAATCCACCTAAGCGACACCGGACACGCGCTTTGGGCAACAATCGTGAAAGGAGCAATTGACACTTTATGAACTGGCCTTTAATACCAACTGCCTACACAGTAACACCTTGGACCGATCCAAACGATATCCAATGGATTTACGATCTATCAATTCCAGCATGGGCTAGATACTTAGTGCGTGCCGATTTAATCGTGGATTCAATCACGATTGAAGGAATGGTGAACTTTAAATCCTACACTGTCGCCGAAGCGAATACTTTGACAGGTATGAAAGAAGGATCAGCTATTTATATTTCAAATGAAATAGGGGGGAAGACCCTCGCATTTTACGATGGAACCAATTGGAAAAGAACGTCCGACAATGCGACTATATCGTAATTGAAAGTTAAATACTATTATGGCATCTTCTGGAGGAATGATTAATAACCCGAATAATCGGGCAAATATAAGTCGTGATGGAAAATCATCTACTTATGATAGGTCTATGTCCTCCTATCTAAAGAATCGACTACCTTATAACTATAATCTTTTAGAGACAGAAGAAAGTAAAAATCCTAAGTATAAGTATTTCCAACATGTTGGAATGCGTAGACCAGAAGCTTTAGCTAAAAACTCGGTCACACTCAGTAATGATTTTAATAATACTGCGTTCTCAGCAATTGACCAAGATAAGAGTTTCTCAGATGTAATGTATGCCACAGCTTCCGAGGATAAACCCGGAAGATTAAGGGATTATCGTACAATGGCGGCATTCTCTGAAATTGACGATGCTCTTTGTGAAATCTGTGACGAATCAATAAATCCTGATGAAAATGATGACATTGTCAAATTAAAGTTTAAAAATGTCAAACTTGAATCTGAACAAAAGGATGCTATTACAAAAGAGTTTGACAAGTTTGTTGAACATTTTGACCTTCATAATAATGGCTGGCAATACTTTAAACAATTCTTAACAGAAGGGGAATTATACTTTGAAAATGTTATTCATGAGGATTATGTAAACGAAGGTATTTTAGGAGTTATTAATATTCCTGCTGACTTAATAGACCCTGTCTACGACAATGTTCAGAACATGTTGGTTAAAGCTTTCATCTATCAAAAACCTATTTTTGATAAGAATGATCCAAGAAAAGTTGAAAAATATGAACCTATTCCTTATGAAGAGAATCAGGTAATTTACATCAATAACTCCTGCTATAATGAAACGAAAGAGTTTATTGTTCCATTTATTGAAAATGCCCGTAGAGCATACCGCCAATTATCAATGATTGAAGATGCTGTGGTTATTCATAGAATGGTCCATGCTCCTTTAAGATTCGTCTTTAATGTTGATGTCGGTCGTTTATCTGTTCCTCAAGCAGAATCATACCTCAGAAAATTACAAGCACAATACTGGTCTACAAAAACTTTCGATTCAGACCAAGGCGACATTGTCAAAAAATACAGCCCTCAGTCCACTCTGGATTCTTATTGGTTTGCTAAACGTCAAGGACAAGAAGCCACAACCGTTGAAACTATTGGTGGACAAGTTGGTGATGACCAAATGGAGACACTTTATTTCTTCATCAAAAAGCTTTACCGTTCTTTAAAAACACCCACTTCTCGCCTAGACCCTGATGATTCATTTAGGGATGGAACTGATATTCTCAGAGAAGAGTTAAAGTTTGCTCGGATGATTATACGCCAACAGCAAAAGTTTGCGTCCGGACTAAAAAGAGGTTTTTGTACACATCTTAAACTTCGTAAGATGTTTGATGAGTTTGATTTAACTGAGCAGAACATCAACATCACCTTTAACCCACCTTCTAATTTCTTTGAATTGAGAAATAATCAGAAGATGGAACTAAAGATTAATAGCTTTAGTAATCTTGTTGGTACTCAAAAGATTTCAACTACTATGGCTATGAAGGAAGCTCTAGGATGGTCTGATCAAAAGATTCTTGCGAACCGCCACTTCTTAGAATTAGAAATGGCTCAAGAGTGGAAGAATCAACAGATTCTTGCTATGGGTCCAAACTTTGCGGAAATCCTACAACAACAAGCTCAAGCGGGCCAAATGCCTGAAGCCGGAGGAGATATGGGTGGAATGCCATCAGGTGGTGGAAGTGCAATACCACCTGCCTTTGGAGGAGGAGCAGCAGCATTAGAGGAACCTCCTATGCCGCCAGCAGCGGGAACTCCACCGGAACCTCCAGCAGTGGGAGAAGAACCCATCCCTTAACCATTCCACTCTAATCCAGAAGGGGAATAGTAAAAAACTTCATCACAGAAGTCAACACAATTGAATGCTGAACTGTATAGGTAAGCAGTTCCATTATTCTTTATAAGATTTTCCTGAACTTGTGCCTCGGTGGCACTGATAGGAAGAGCACTCAAAGAAGCCGTAGCACTTAAAAGAGATACATTTAAAGTTAGGCTACTCGGAACATTACACTGCAAAAAGTAATAAGTGGTCCCATTATTAGCCGTGACTGTGGGATAAGCTGTGTCTTGACCCCAGAGAATAAAATCATTTGCAGATAAATGATAGTATCCTGTGAAATTATTTGCTGTTAAATTGGTTGTAGTCGAGGGAACACCACAAGAAATTGCGTAGTATTCTGTTCCATTGTTAGCAGAGAGGGCCATGTAGGTATTTAATCCGCTAAATAAATGTATGTCTGAACTTTGTACATTGACACCAATTTCCGCCTTCATGAGCACCAATTTATCCTCAAAGATAGAATGTTATCAGGCTTTAGGAGAGAGGATTTTAAGAATGCTTGGGCATCCAATGATTAATGTGGAGATTCATCCTGACCAACTTTATGATTCGATCTCAATGGCATGTGAGTTCTTCACAAGATACGCGGGATACACGAAGGAATATATAATTTTTGATAGTAATTTATATGAACATGACAAAGGCATTAGATTGGATCACTTATTCACAGTAGCAAATACTGGATTTACTTTAAGCCAAAAATTGGCTGAACCTGCCATTCCTAATCCAGATTGGAATGTAAACTTGAGGGAAAATCTTTACATAGCGATGACAGCTATTCCAAATACTTACTTCTCCGCATCTTCCGCCCTAAGTGCCTCGATTCCCTTAAGTGGAATTCCAGCCATGGAAATTCTAGATGAATCATCCTATAACCAACTGACTTTAGAATACCCAGAATTATCATCAAGTTTCATGGTATCACCTAAAAAAACTTTCACTATTCAATGTCAAGCTGAACAAGATGTAGTGAAATATAATAACATGTTCGATTATGATGTTATGGATTACCGTAAAGTTATTGATGTTGTGGATTTTGTCGAAGGAAGTAGTTCAGGTGTCAATACATTATTCTCTATGGAAGCGACTATGGCCCAACAAACTTATTACAGTTATGCTATGGGCAATTTTGGATTTGACCTCTTATCGTGGCATAATGTCAAGGATTGGCAAGATACTCGGGAAAAATTATTAGCAATTAAAAGAGATGTCCATTTCGATCCGAGAACACAATATCTGAGATTATACCCACAACCAAGAACTACTTCACATTTCGTCGGTATTTTAGAATGTTATGTAGAAAGACCACTGAAGGATATTGTAAAGGAAAAATGGGTATTGGACTACTCAGTTGCACTGTCGAAAATAATGTGGGGAAGAATACTCACTAAAATAAACGGAGTTCAAATGCTTGGCGGTGGAACGTTGAATGGTGGCGAAATCCTGAATGAAGGGGTTTCGGAGAAAAAAGAATTAGAAACATTCTTAATTGAGGGTGGTTTCTCTGATTTCGAGCCTATTGGTATGTTTGTGGGTTAAGGTTTGACAATTTTCATCTTCCATACTAAATACTTTCGATGAAATTGTTTAGCGAAGAAGTGAAAAGCACTTCAACTAACTCTTCTCATAACGTTTTAAGTGTTGAAAGTTTCGATGAGATTTTTTTCGACGTTTTTGAGATTGAGCTAAATGAGAGCAAATATCCAGTGGAGAGAGTAGGAAACTACCAAGGCTCACCAGTGGTTAATGTTCCTATTGTAGTTGAAGGAGAAGAAAGATTATATCCTTTTGTACTACAAAAAGGTAAACTTAAAGTATTCTTTAATGAAAATAATACCGAACCGCCTTCAGAAGAACAAACAATTTTAAGTCATCTTCCGCCTGTTTCTGACACTAAACAAGAAATCCTTGAGCAGATTTCAAATGCGTTAACGCTTGCTGAACAATCTGTAACTGTTTACGAGCAGCAAAAACGTCTCGAAGCAGAGGAAAAAATTAAAGCTTATAAAGATAAAGAGCTTTTAGAAGCCCGCGAAGAGGTTCAAAGAAACAAGAGAATTGTAAAGAAAACTCTCGATAACGCCAAGAAGGAATTACTCAAAGAGTTTCTTACAATTTCATCTAAAATTAAAGAAGAGATTGTAGATGAAACCTTTGAAAAATATTCTGATCTTGATGGAGTTTTAAATGAAAAGATCACAACCGCTTCTAAAGAGTTAAAAGAATCATTTAAAAACAATTTTGAAGATTGCTCTATTCTATTTGAAACTAAGATTAAAACTCTTGTAAAGGATTTATACTCTACCACAGTTCTTCCAAAAGTTGATAAAGAACTGAGAGAGATTGCTACTGACATTGTAGAGAAGGTTCAGACAATCAAGCTTGATTTAGACAGTAAATTAATCGATAAGGCATCTAATACTTTAGTTGAAGAGATTTCCAAGGGACTCTCTAAAGAGATGGGAGTCATTCGTGATGCTAATATTGAGCTTAATAATAATATTAATAAGGGAGTCAATAAAGCGCTAAGTCGAGCAGGGAATGTTAAAAACCTCGTGGAAAAACTTGCTTCTGATGTTGATAGTAAGATTCAAACCACCGAGGAAAGTATCAAAGACTATTATGATGAAAAGTTAAAACTTCTAAAAGAAGAGCAATTAGATTTAACTGATGCTGCTCGGGAATATTATCTTAATTTAATTTCTGAAAGTCGTGAAAAACTTTTAAATGAGATTCAGGGACTGAAAGGTTCTGATATTACACCTGTCGAGTATATTCTCGAAGATAAAAAAGGAGGATTGCCTACTTCTAAATCCTATAAGGACATTGAGAGAGAATGGAATAAGACCATTAAAAAAATGTTCGATGAACAGAGGATGGATATGCGAAAATATATCGCTGTTTATGCTTCTGGTGGTGGGACTAACGCCACTCAATATCAGGATGGTGGTGAAATGTTTGGAAACTTAACTATTCATGGAACTATTTCAGCGAGTAATTATGCTGGTATTTCTGGTGGAAGTGGTGGTCCAAGCACAGACACTCTTCAAGATGTAACTGATCGTGGTGCAACTACAACGCATGGCATTTCCGTATCATCTCTATCATCATCATCCATTACATTAACTCCTCTATCGGCATCTCCAACTTATAAAGAAGGCTCTATATATTATGACCAAGGAACACACACCTTGGCATATATGAACGATAATGCCGATGTTCGGGTTAACATCGGAGAAGAATCCTTAATTCGTTGTAGAAATGCCTCTGGTGTTCTAATCCCAAATGGTCAAGCAGTTAAAATAATCGGTGCGCAAGGAAATCGACCAAGAATCATCAAAGCTACTTCTGAAAATAATCAATTTACTAATCACAGCAATGAAATAATTGGTGTAGCAACTCACGATATATCCCACACAGAAGATGGTTATGTCACCACGGAAGGTATCGTGAGGGGAATTGACCTATCGTTATTCTCTGAGGGGGACACATTGTATCTCCAAATTGATGGAACTTTAAATACAACTTACCCCCCTATTCCTTATGATAAAATTTTAGTAGGATATGTCACCGTAGCTGGAAATAATGGACAGATGTTTGTCTCACCGATTCCCCCAATCCATATTAATGACATCTCAGGACTTAGCGCAACTCCTCCCGCTAATGGTGATATCTTTAGCTATAATTCGACATTATCAACATTTATTAATGGTAATAATATCAGTGTCACATCACTGTCTGCTCAAAGCGCAACAATGACAGGTGATATCAATTTCACCGATATCGGTGAAGGAATTATCATCAAGTCTCCCGACGCTACTCGTTGGAGAATCACTATTAACAACTTCGGGGCTTTACAGGCGACGAGTCTATAACTAAATATCATAAGATGGATACAAAGATTATGCCAATTTTAAAAGAAGATTTTTACGTTTATTGTCATCAAACAAAAGATGATGGTAAATGCTTTTATATTGGCAAGGGCAGAGGTAGGAGAGCTTATATTAAAGATAAAAGAAACCCTCATTGGAAGAACAAAGTTAAAAAACACGGAGGATTTGATGCGGTTATTCTTGTTAATAATATCACAGAAGAAAAAGCATTTGAGTTGGAGAAGGATTTTATCAAGCAAATCGGAAGAGAAAATCTAGTTAATATGACAGACGGTGGGGAAGGAATGACTGGTCGTTTTGGTGATAAAAATCCGATGTGGAGAAAATCCCCATCAGAAGAAACTCGAAAAAAACAGAGTGAAGCGAGGATCGGAAAATATACCGGGGAAAATAATCCAAATTATGGCAAATCACCATCAAAAGAAACTCGATCTAAAATGGGTAGATTAGGTAAGGACAGTGGTAGGGCTAAATCAGTAAATCAATATACAAAAGGTGGTGTGTTTATAAAGACTTGGTATTCAATAATGGATATTAAAAGAGAGCTTATGATAAACAATTCCCATATTTCTCAATGTTGCCTCGGTAAACGTAAATCCGCTGGCGGATACATCTGGCGATGCGCAGACACTAACCAATTTCAAAATACCCTATGACTACCACTCACTTAATCACTACTGGCAATCAATCATTAAGTGGTGACTTCACTCTAATAGGTTCTTTATCCACTGAGAATTATTTGGGTTCACAGCCCACTAAATGGGATAATGTATATACTAGTTACACTGCGACAAGTGGGAATTACGCTAATAAGAATTCCAATAATTTCTTCACATCCATTCAAACTTTTCCCGGTTTATCATCTACTGGAAGTAGTACACTATCAAATCTACAAGTTCAAAAGATTGGAATTGGAACAGCCCCATCTTCTTATCTGTTAGATGTAAATGGTGGAGGGAATATTTCTGGGGATTTAACAGTTTTAGGGGCCTCAAATATAAATAACCTAACTATTGGAGGGACCACGTCATTTTCAGGAGGTGCCGCTCTTGCATTCTCTACAGCACAGTTTGGAAATGTTGGAACTCTACATCAATCGTTGATGAGTGGCGGTGCTGGGGTTAGTCCAGCGTTTGGAAAACCCATTCCTGACTACACTTGGGCAACTCGACCAAGTGCTTCAACTTATGATGGCTACACTATCCGCATCACCGACGTTTGTGTTGGGGGGTCTTTGTGGATCTCTAATGGAACAAGATGGTATCCTGTCGAGAAGACAATAAATCTTGTTGTCAGTGGTGCCGCCATAGCTAGTTCAAATACAACCGCTGAGCATACATTGGCTACCGTGACGGTTCCTGCTGGTATGATGGACGCGAATACCAGAGCAACCATGACGGCTTTATTCACTTGCACAAACAGTGGAAATGCAAAAGATGGTAGAATCAAATTTGGCGGAACTCCATACTCAGTTGTTGGTCATCTCAATCGGACGATCAGTGCTTTTGCAGCAGTCGTGATTGCGAATAACTCAACCAGCTCTCAAAAAGGTCAAAACGACTCTACCTTTTCAATCACTGGTTCACTCGCTTCCTCCACTCACGATACTACTGCCGCTGTTAACTTTACCATAACGGCTCAAAAAGCAGTTGCAGGTGAAACGTTCACCTTAGAACATCATATTTTAACCTTAGCATTTCCATAACAAATCATGAATAACGGAATTAAATTGGCCAAATCCAAAACGCAATTCGATCTCAATCTTGAAGCCATTGATGAACCTCTATCACTTTTATCAAATAAAATTGTCAGTGCCGTACACGACCTCAACACCAGCTTCAACGCCTTGTGGTCATTGGACGATGATTCTATTGAGGAGATATTAAATTATTTCGGAATAGAAACTGTTATAGGTGTGTTCACAGCACATTGGCAAACGGGAACCGCATTGAACCAAATATTAGAAGCACGCGGAATCCCAGAACCAAGGGCAACAGTTTCGAAGCCAAGAGACTTTACAGTAAATCCAGAGACGGGGGAGATTAAATTGGTTCCCTTGCCTGAACCTGAAGTAGTCGAAGAGATTCCTATTGACATTCCTGATCCTGAAGTAGTTATTATCGATGAGCCTGTCGTATAACAAAAACCCAAAGTATCACCAAGGATTCTATCACCCCAAAAATTGTGAGAAATATTTAGGGACTGATATTCCCTTCTATCGGTCATCCATTGAAGCTAAATTTATGGCTTGGTGTGATAATACAGATAATGTTTTGCGGTGGTCGTCTGAAACTATTAAAGTTCCTTATTATGACACCGTAAAGAAGAAACAGCGCCTCTACTACGTTGACAATTATGTCGAGATTTTAGAGGGAACAAAGGTTAAGAAATACCTAATAGAATTAAAAGATCATAAAGAAACTAAAAAACCCGACCCAAGAAGTAAAAAGAAAAAGGCTACACTTGTAATGGAACAAAGCCAGTGGATTACTAATTGCTGCAAATGGAAAAGTTGTAAAGCCTTTGCGGAGAAAAATGATATGGAATTTTTACTGTTCGCTCATGATAAATCGGGATTTTCTTCAGTGAAGTTAGACTTTTTAGTTTAATAACATAAATAATAATATGGCCCTTAAATTGAAGTTAATGTATCAAGATCAAGATATCTATAATGGTATGGAGATTGTAGAAGAACAGAATAAACTTGGAACTGGAAATACTCTATATATCCAAGGCCCATATACGGGAATCGCCAAGAATAAAAACAAAAGAGTTTATCCAAGAGAAGAGTTGGATAGAGATGTCAATCGGTATATCAATGAAATGGTCAACACCAATCGTTCGATGGGTGAACTAAATCATAGTCAGACAGCGGAAGTTAATCCAGAAAGAGCATGTCATATGGTTGTAAGTTTAAACGAAGATAATGGGACATGGTATGGAAAATCCAAGATTTTATCTGGAGAAGGTCTTCCAATTGGAAACCTTGTGAAAGGGTTAATTAACCAAGGAGTCTCATTGGGTGTCTCAACCAGAAGTTTAGGAACATTAGAAGAATCAACAGACCATAATATTGTCAGAAATCTTCATATCGTGGCTTGGGATTGTGTAGCCGACCCGAGTTTCCCCACAGCATTTGTAAATGGTATTCTTGAAAGTAGGGAATGGATTCTTGCTGACAATGGGGATTATGAATCAATCTATGAAGATTTGGATAAGCATTTGTCCAGACTTCCCAAGAAAGAAATAGATAGACATCTAAGAGAAGGCATTATAAAGTTTATTAACTCATTGAGGTAAATATAGGTATGAAGAAAGAACAATCAATTTCTAAACAATTTAAAGAAAAGGGAAAGGCGGAGTTTACTGTTCCTAAAGCAAAAGACCGTAAAAAGTTTGCCCCTCCTACTAAAGTGGAGAAATCCAAAAAATCTTACGACAGAAAGAAGAAGTTCGATGAGGCTTGCGAAATCGCTAAATTTATTGAAAGTCTTATTAATAAAAATTATTCCGATGCGAATAAATATATTAAAGTGGTCGTAGATAGTAAGATTCAGAAAAGAATCAAGGAAGAATTAAATACACCCTTGTTCTGACTAAATATATAATATGAAGATTAAAAACTTATTCACGGAAGATGTTCAGAAGATTCTGACCCCAGAATCCCTCGAAGCTATTGAGAAAGCATTTGACGATAAGGTTGAACTTGTCTCGGAAATGCTTTTAAAAGAGCAGGATGAATTATATGCGGAGAAATTAGTTACACTTATTAAAACTATTGATAAGGACCATACTGGTAAGATGCGTAAACTGTTAGAGGCCGTCGATAAAGGAAACGCTTCCAAATTAGTAAAAATTGTTAAGCTTTATGAGCGTGATTCTAAACGTGATGCCAAGAAGTTCAAAAAAGAATTGATTGGAACCGTTTCAGCTTATCTTGACACCTTCATCAACGAATCAATCGACCAAAAAGATTTCTCACAAGCTGTTAAAAACAACACTGCTTACAACGTCCTTGAAAATCTTCGTAATGTTTTGGGAGTTGACACCGCAATGATGAATCCAGAGATTCAAAATGCTGTTCTCGACGGTAAATCTCAAATTGACAAACTCACTAATGAAAATGTTGAGTTGAAGAAACAATACAAAGCTCTCTACGAAGCTCATCAGAAAAATGAAGTCACTATGCTTCTTGAAAACAAGACTGCTAAACTTCCAACCGATGCTAAGAACTTCGTCCGCAAAGCTCTTCAAGATAAATCTCTAAAGTTTATCGAAGAAAACTTTGACTATACTCTCCGTCTTTTCGAGAAACAAGAAAAATCAAAGCTTGTTACTCTTAAAGAAGATGCCCTCAACAGACGGACTGTTAAGCCCGATGTTGTGCCTGTACAAAAAGTTGTAGAGGAATCACTAAATAATGATGAACATGGAGACATGTATGTTGATGTGCTTTCAAAAACTTGGGGTGGAAACCGCAAGTCTTAAAAAATCTCACCAAGAACCTATGAGGCTTTTCGAAGCCTGAACTAATATAAAAGAAATAAAAAATAATTATATGAAAAACATTCCTCAAGATCCAAATCTGTCAAGAACAGAAGCAATTGTGAAAAAATGGTCAAAGGTACTAGAATATACTAGCGATAGTATCAATCCTATTGTCAATGAACACATTTTCAAAACAACTGCGATCCTTCTTGAAAACCAAGAGAAATGGTGTATCGAAGAAGCTGGAAATAGTTCCGGTGGTATTTTCGGTGCCACTGGTAATAGCCAAGCCACACAAGGTTTGGTTAAAGGTGACACTTATGCCACAGGCGATTCCCGTCTTCCTAAGATTCTCATCCCAATGATTAGACGTACCTTTCCTGAACTGATCTCTCACGAGATTTGCGGTGTTCAACCTATGGGCGGGCCAGTTGGTCTAGCTTTCGCTTTGCGTTATGCTTATCAATCAACCTTCCTTAATGAAACCGACCATGTTGGTCAAACCAGCACTGGTACTGGTGGAACAAACCCCGGTCTTGGATATGGTGGTAACGGTTCTACTGGATTAGGGGCGACCCCTCTATCTGGCGAACTTGGCTATCAACTCCTTGACACTCGTTTCACTGGTGTTTCTTCTGCTGCCTTAAGTGGTCATGCAGAATGGACATTCAGCCTTCAGGATACAGGTGTTGCTCAACTTCTGGAAAACTACGAGAATACAGGTCGTATTCCACAAATCGAAATGAAGTTTGAAAAAACTGCTGTCGAAGCTGGAACACGTAGACTTGCTACTCGTTGGTCAATCGAACTTGAACAAGATATCAAGAATATGCAAGGCATCGACATCGATGGCGAGCTTACTAATGCTATGTCTTATGAAATTCAAGCTGAAATTGACAGAGAGGTTGTCATGCGCATGATCCAATCCGCGTTTAACGCAGGATATGGTGCTGGTATCTCCATCTGGAGCCCAGTAAGTGCTGACGGTCGTTGGACTGCTGAACGTAATCTAACATTCTACCAAAGATTAATCATCGAAGCTGGCCGTATGGCTGCTCGTAACCGTAGAGGTGCCGCTAACTTTGTTATCGCCACTCCTCGTGTATGTAGCATCCTCGAAATGCTTCCTGATTTCAAAGTTTACGAAATCAATGGCACAGTCTCGACTGCTGGTGTTGGTATTGCTAAAGTTGGTACAGTTGGAAGCCGATTCACCGTTTATCGTGATACAAGGACTGAAGTTCAAAACCAAACTCTCTATGGAGACAATGGATATCGTGCCGCAAGGACCGATTCTGTTGAGTATGCTCTAATGGGATATAAAGGTTCTGAATACTACGATACTGGCATCATTTACTGCCCCTATATTCCGATCATGGTACAACGTGCCATCGATCCTGTTAACTTTACACCTCGCGTTGGTCTTATGACCCGTTATGGTATCGTTAACAATATCTTCGGAGCAGCACTTTATTACCACATCATTGTAGTAAAAGGTCTTGGTGTTGCGTTCACACCGGGTTCAACCTCAGTATACCTCTGATGGTTGTAAGCCGTTGTAAATCAACGCTTTAACGAAAAATCTGAAACCCCGTCCACCGAAGAGGACGGGGTTTCCTCGTTTTAAGACCGATTTCTTGTTGACATATTCGGAGCACATGGTTAAATACTAATATGATTATTGACCTCGACATCAAAACCAAAATCCTAAAAGTCTCAAACGAACAATACCGTGGATCACTTCGATTCTTTAAACCGAAACTTACCGAGAGTATAATCGGAAGCGAAGCACTGAAACATATTCAAAAACGAATTGATCCTAAACTCCAAACATCACATACATTAATGTTATATTGTTATCTTAACGATATATACGAACATCCTCAATGTGTATGTGGAAATCTCACCAAGTTCAACACTACCACTAAAGAGTTTATGACTTACTGTAGTAATAAATGTAGGTTTGAAAACTTTTCCGAAACCGTAGAAGCTAGACAAAAATCTAATTTGGAGAAATATGGATGTACAAATGTATTAGCGTCTAAAGAAATTAAAGAAAAGATCATTCAAAATAACTTAGCGAAATATGGAGTAGAAAACTATACTCAGACAGAGAAATATAAAGAATCTGTCCGTGGATTAAAAAGAACTCCAGACTTTTGCGAAAATACACGAAAAGGTATTTTAAAAAGATCATACAACACAATCATTAAAACATTCTCTCATTGTTCGCCACTATTCACACTTGAAGAATATAAAGGAGTGAAAGGGTATCAGAAGTATAAATGGTATTGTAAGACATGTGGAAAGGATTTTGAATCTTCTTGTGATAATGGATCGGCACCAGTTTGTGAGTATTGTGCTCCAGTAGGATCATTACACGAAGTTGTATGTAAGAAATATCTCGAATCATTGAACGTTGATTACAAGTTTAGGTATAGAGGACTTCCATCCGGTAAAGAGATTGATCTGTTTATTCCTGATAAAAACTTTGGATTAGAATTATGTGGTCTATATTATCATTCAACCGCTGGACCAAGTTATCAGAAACCAAATCATGTTACAAAACTCAATGAATGTGAGGGAAATGGAATTAAATTGTTTACTATCTTTGATGATGAAATGTTCGATTTAAGGAAACGTCGAATAGTTTTTTACAAGATTAAGAATAACTTAGGGTTAACTAAACGAAAAATATATGCGAGACAGTGTAAAATTGTAGATGTTTCTTCGAAAGATAGTGAGAGATTTTTAAACAAATATCACATTCAAGGTTCAATAGGCGCGTCTTATAGATTTGGATTAACTTATAAAAATCGGTTGGTTGCTCTGATGACCTTCAATAAAGGACGAACAGCTACAGGAAACGTGTCAGAAGAAGGCAAATGGGAGCTTGGGAGGTATACTACAATATTTAATTTTTCTGTAGTTGGAGGAGGAAGCAAACTCTTACAGCACTTTATTAAAACTGTCAACCCTAAACACATTTACTCATATGCAGATAGAAGATGGAGTAAGGGAAACATGTATGAAAAATTAGGATTCACTTTTGTAAAGGATACCGTTCCTAATTATTGGTATACCAAAACCTTCAAAACCAGAGAGCATAGATTGAATTATCAGAAGCATAAATTGACGCACTTTCCGGCTTATTCAATTGATAAAACTGAAGAAGAGATAATGAAGGAGGAAAAATACTTCAAAACTTGGGATTGTGGAAGTAAGCTATACGTTCTCAATCTTGAGAAATCATCTCTCATAGACTAAATAATATCATGGCTAATTATACTTTCCAAACAACTCTTCTCTCTGCTGAAAAAACAGGAACTCCTAATCTTATTGGAACTTCACTATCAGGTGTAGCAGTTTCTTTCCTTTCTGGTAACTCAGTCGTTTTTGCCACTCAGCAAGTTGTAATTCAATCTCTCTCAACTAACGATGTCGGGATCGCATTCAATCCAGTTAATGTAACTCCTGCCACCACAGCTTTATCAACATTTAAACTTTCTTCATATCCACTATCAAGTGTCACTGTGGATGGATCGGTATTCACTCTCCCTACACAATTAAACAATTCAAACTTTGCTGTTGTCAAAACATCTTCTGGTGATTTCACTGTCTTTCCTTGGCTCTCTACTACTGCCACCGTTCTTGCTTCCGCGATTGCGCCTACTAAAGAAGTATCCACTTCTGATTCCCGTAGAAAACGCCATCTCGGTTATTAATTCTCCATTGTTGTTTGTTTCATAAGTCAGAAAACTCCTTTGATTAATTTCGAAGGAGTTTTTTGTGCTAAATATTATTGTGTTCATTAGAGGCAGCGGAAGTGGCGTAGAATATCGTAGAGTTGATAATTCATTCTACCGTGGAATTGTTGTCAAAAACAATGATCCCCTGAAGCTCAACAGAGTAAAAGTATATATTCCCGAATTAACCAATCAACCTTTTGATGATTGGTTTGAGAAGTTTGAAAATATTCAAGTTAAAGCACCCGGAAGCAATCTTGAAACAGAATGGTCTAAGAAAGAAACTAATGGTGATTGGGTTGATACTAAACTCTTTGAAGAAGTATCAAAATTGATACCTTGGGCTGAACAATGTTTTCCACTGGTGGGGGAATCCTCCAATTTTAGATATTATAAAGATGGTGAAATCTCTACAATATCTGACTGCAATTATCCAGAAGGTTTTGAAATTAATGATTCTACATCACCAACATTACAGAGTGGTTCATTTGCTCCAGCTTATCTTTACGAAAATAGAGAAACTGTTTTAGGAGATGCTTTCTCAGAGCCTTTAAATAACTTCACAGTTAAATGTAATCCGTATGCATTTGCTTATCGTCCATCCAAGCATGTTAATAAAAGTAAAGGATTGTTTGGGATTCCAGAAGTAGGATCAAAGGTTTGGGTATTTCACTATGAAGGAGATTTAAACTTTCCTGTGTATTTTGGAGTTTATAAAGACTTTAGACAATTGACATTGTTGAATGATACAGATAATGAAACTTTTGAAGGGCAGGCTATCAATCGAGATTTCGAGAGTTAAATACTTTTATGTCTTCTGTTTATAGAAATCGTCTTATAATTAATCAACGCGGGGGGTCAATTTTAGTAGATTCCACCACTGAACAAGAAAAGGTAAAGCTCTCCCACAGATCAGGAAGTAATATCAATCTGACGAATGTTGTTAATAGTGAATTAGCTACTAATAACAAACAGACCAATGTTGTTCATGATAATTTCTCAACAGTCGGAAACGATTCTACCAATTTTGTAGGGAAGAATTATACACTAAGAACTGGAGAAAATACCTATCAATTGAAAGGATTTCTCAACCAGAATCAAATCGACGCCTTTGGAATTTGGAAAGAAACTTTCAATCCCGTAGCAGAATTAAACTCTGAGTTCAAAATCTTGCGAGGAGGTTTAGGATACCCAAACGGGATTTCCACAGATTTAATAGGAGAACGTGCGGATAATCCTGTAATCAATAGTAAAACTTATACAGTTGAAAATACATTCAATGGTTATTCTGGAACGCCTAAGAGAACAAGTGGCTCTGATGAAGTTGCGATGTATTCTAAAGTTCCCGATAGGGGAACAACTAAAGCAGCATCAGAACGATTAATAACAGTAGAAGATATTCGGAAATCTGCTGGAGCTTCTGGTTCTAATGCTCCCGGTGTATTGGAATTTGGCGCGTCAAAATCTGCTGCTACAGAAGGTGGTGTTTGGGAACCTAATGATAATGCTTTAAAAATCAATGAAGCGATTCTAGCGATTCAAGATGATTTAAATGCTATTGAGCAAGAGATGGGAAATGGTGGGGATGAGATTCTAATCACTAAGAGAAATAAGGTTGAACAAATTGGTGCAATCTTTAATGATTATCCATCAGTGCGTATAGACGAGAAGGGGAGAAGCCAACCATTTGAAATGCTTGTTTCTGACACAGGAACTTTTAAAAATCACGACTATGTTCCTCACGTTGAAGAGGTTGATAATTCCTCTAATTTTCCTTGTGGTAATGATGACGCCACAGTTGGTAATAGGCTATCCAGAAATGTTGGTTCTGGTGGAGTTCATTTAAAAACTACAGGTGCTTTTGAAATAGGTGGAACTTCTGTAAAGATAGGAGCCATCAAGTTAAACATTAATGCTACCCATGGAGTTCATTTAGCTTCAGAAAACTTCATTGATATTTCATCACTGAAAACTATTACGCTAAGAACAAATAGACAAGTTTATATTGAAAGTGCTTTAGGTGTTAAAGGAAACGCCATTGTAGGAGGGGGATTAAGTGTCGAGGGGGAAACCTACATACAACACATTACAGCCCCTCTGGAGGTCCACCAGACTGAAGATACGACAGTGTATGGAAAGTTCGCAACTGAAGAGGAAGGAACTTTGTTAATTGGATGGGCGCATGTTGGGTCGAGAAAATATCCAGTATACGCTTCAATCAATGAAGATTTGATTGTCAATTATCCACACAGCCATCATCATAATGGACTCCCAATGCGGTTGATGAAATCTAATAAGGATGTCCGTAAAATCGCTCAAGCGGAGATTATAAATGTTCATAATAATGTTTCACAAGCTCATGCCCAAAATCATGAGAAGAAGAATGCTTTAGAGGTTATAGATTGATTTTAATATCGCCTTTATAGGCTTTTTTAATATGTGTTGCACCTAATTGGAATCCTGTCTGAGGCCAAGGTTTAGAAGGAGTGTCCAACATTAGAATTTCAACAATTCCAAAACCAGATTTCTTCATATCTTCTATTCGAGCTTTCATAAAAAAGGCATTTACCAATGATAGAAAAACTATATTCTCTGACACCTCCATGGATTTTTTAAGGAACGCTCTAAATTGGGACCACGGAGGATTTGTCACAATCCAATCATAATGATTAGGAAGATCAACTTTCAAAAAATCTATACCTTCATCAAGTTCACAATAATCATACTCGTCAAACAACGATGTGAATGATCCCGTTCCTTTACATGGTTCTAATATTTTTCCACACGGTTTAAAGTGGTCAACTATCTCTTTGGCGAGATAGTTTGGAGTATAAACCTTGTCATTTCCACCTTTCGGGGCCAAAGCTCTCATAAAATCTCATCTACGATGCCATAAGCTAGACATTCTTCAGCAGTTAGATAGATATCTTGCTTTAGAAGCTCATCCAATTTCTTCATCGGAACCTTTGTATATTTCTTGTAGAAATCTTTCATAATTTTCATCAAGGTTTTACAATTTTCAAGATCATTCTCCATATCGGAGAGTGGACCATAAAGCTCACTGGATAATTGATGGATTAACATGTGAGAATATTTTCCAGCGAATCTCTTCTTACCTACGAGGGACATTAAAGTTCCAGCAGAAGCCACAATCCCATCAGCGTATGTATGCACATCAGATTTAAGATTGCGAATAGTATCAACGGTGGAGAATGCTGAATAAATCTCTCCACCCGGAGTATTTAAATGGAGATGAATAACTGGAGTCCAGTTGGGATCACCAAGTAATACCTTAGTGCTTTGAAGTTTATTATCAAGCTCTACTAAAAGTCTGTTTAACTCCAGACAAGCGTTTGATTCAATCTCACCATAAAAATATAGTTTGTTTTCAACAATTCTAATGCCACATGATGGTTGTTGTTCTTGAACAGTATTGATAATCATTGGAGGCATCATTCCATATTCTTCTTGCCCCTCGTTGCTACACGCTCTTTTTTTCCAATTCATAATCATATTATTTTAACTTAGTTTCTTCGTTTGTCAAGCTCGAAAGACGTTTCTCCTGTTTTTAGGCATCTCTGAACATATCTTCCACATCTTCCACAATTATTGCAGATATTTTTCTTCCTTTGAAGCTCTCTGAGGGACTTAATACCTTCATCTTGAGATAGCTTTAAAATCTCCATGAAAGATAATTTGTCACAGGAACAGCGATTAATCATCTTAATGGACATGCTCCCCCCTCACACTCAAGACCTTCGAGAATACCACTTGATGATGTGGCGAGATATTCAATAGGTTTAATCTTTTTAGATAATCTGTAGTAGGTTTTGTCATCAATTTCTTCATATGGAGCTTGCTTGAATCCGTGATTAGAATGCAATAAGAAGCTTAAGGTTTTACAACTATTCTCGTAATTATCCTTTAACCATTCCTGAATATCCTCAAGTTCTTCCGGTTTATAATAAACCGTGACCGAAACAGAGTTATCGGACCAAACCGTTTGAAGTTTCTTAACAATCTCCATCTGTTTAATAGCTGTAGTATCCTTAGCAATTAGAGAATTGCCGCCAGAGTAACAAGGGAACTCCACAATAACAGTTGAATAATCTTCCGTTCCATCGAAATTAATAACATATTCAATCTTGTAGCCAGCTTCACGGCACAATCTCACCAAGCTATCAGAACTACTCATACGGATTCGTCGGATATAATATTCAGAATATGCTGGGTGAACTCCCGGAGTTGAGCCTCCAAGTAAAGATAATGTATTGTGACTAACCACCCCATTTTCTAATTGGTAACAGTGTGTATTTTCTACTTCGATATCGACCGTAAATGCGGTAGACTTTTCTATTGTTTTTATTTTCATAATATTATTTTTTTTAATTTTTCTTCAACATCTAAACGTGTATTGGTCCACTCACTTTCCCAAACTACGATATATTTAAATCCATATTGTTCTAGGATTTTTCGTTTATTTTCATCTCTGCTGCGTATATTACTTATAGTATCATTTATAACTGGATGTATTTTATCTTCATCTTGAAATGCGGCGGGACTCCCGTGCCAAAAATCCCCAAAATACTCAATTATTATTTTCTTCGAAGGAATTATAATATCAGGATATATACATTCCTGTCCTAATAATCGCCTATCATCACCCTTTAACGATACAAAATACATATCCTTATGTCCTAAAACAGCTTCTCCCGTTATTCCTTTAACATACTCTTCTAATTTTTTCTGCCCAACCGACACAAACAGCCCCGCATTTTTAGCGAGCCCTAAAAATCTTTTTTCCTTTGCGTTGTGATATCTTTGATTGCCGTCCACAGCTCCAAACATTGTCAGGTACCAATTTTTATCCCTTGCTTGATATTCTCTAAGCTTCTCAACTGCTTCCTCTTTAGGGTAATGTTTTAACCAATATTCTAAAGAACGCTTCGATGATGACCTAGCATTTAAGATTCGTTTATTCCATCTTTCTCCTCCTTCATCTACACCATATTTAGAAATCATAGATTCTTCTGTTATCTTAGATTTGGCTCGATGAACCTCTTTGATGTTTTGTATTTCTTCTAAAGTTTTACCAGAGTTGAACAATGCCGCCTCACTAACCGAAAGTTTTGAATTTTTTTTAAGATATTCTTCCTCTCCAACTTCAGGGCCGAACTTATCTACGTAATACTTTAATGTACACTGGCCAAGCTTCTTCGACTTAAACTCCTCGTATCGTTTTAATCCTTCCTCGTTACCGTGCCTAGATATACAATTTTTTAAAGACATTGATTTTGTCTCACAGAGGTCTTTCCATTTTTTAAGACCTTCAATTTCTCCGTATTTTTTAATGTATGCTTGTTTAACGCTAGCCATACTATTATTTAGTGTTTCACAACAATTAAACCGAAATTGGTGGGTTTAATTGTTGTAATTCGTCGTCTGACGTTAAATCCTTAGCGACTTTCCAAGTTCCGTCAACCAACAACAATTTGTGGTCGGGGGTACATTCAAAAATCATATCATCATCAAATGTGATTTTAATTGTCTCTTCTATACCATTAACAAATAACTTGCTAACACTTTGTTCTTCTCCGTTCAAATCAAGAACTTTGAGTGGATGTTTCACTGGGTACCACTCTCGGTATTCTCCACTCTTCTCCGGTAAATTTATTTCCCCATATTCTGAAAATATATCAATCATGGACATATTTCCAAACTCCGTTTTCACGACTGTAGACGGAACAACACACCCACTTGGTTTAACCGTGGTCAACTTAATACTTTCAGGCCATCCTCTATATTGACTCCATTCTTTATCATAATCTCTTAGCTTGTTGTAGCATTCATACAGCCAATCAACTTTATCAAAAGCTTGACAGATACCTGTAACCCCTAAACCTATTCTCATGTTCTTCTTAACAATCTTGTCTGTCTTCTCATAAAGAGCAGGAAGAGTCCAAATTGATTTTTGAACTTTGTATAAAAGTCTCGCACAATCAAATAATTCTTCTTCAGATTCAATATTGTTTAGGTATAATTCACAAAGATTGCAAGCTTCTCCATCAGCCAAAATAATTTCCATACAATTATGAACATCGCACCCCTGAGTCCAATATGTGTGTGTCTTATTGTCAACTGTGATGTCAAATACCTCTTCTTCTGAGATAAAATTGACATCTTTGATATCGAAGGTTGTTTTGCTTTTCCCTGACGATGTAGTAGTTAGAGTCTCTTCCAACTTTTCGGTTTTATAGTTTTGAATAAATCCAATTAAGTTGTAAAACTTATTTCGATCTGTTGTGATGTTAATATCATAACTTTCCTTACAGGTGTATTCACCATTCGAAAATGTCACCTTTGATGGTTTGTTCGTGGTATAGTACGACTTAATTCCCAAAGATGAAAGCATCGTTTGAACTTGATCCCGTAGCTTTTCTGAAGATGTCTTAAATGTGACTCTTTTTGCGCAAATGGAACCGTTCGCGGTATATAACCCTCGTAAAAAGGAGGCAACTGTTGATTTATCTCCATAATAAAATCGTTCTGGTACAACTCTATTGAATGTCTTCTCTAATTCCGAAGATACGACAGATGTTTCGATTTCCCAAGCGGTATCACATAAGCCGGGACGATGCACTTTCAGAAGATGTGAGATTTCACTACTATGATAATCTGTGTCATCCTCTCCAACTAAAAGATAAACCAGATCATTACTTGCTTTATGAAAAGAGCCGTCTCCAATAACCAACCCGTCCATGACGATTTTAGGATCGATAACAACCCCATCAGAGGAATATTCTCCAGTTAGTGAATCAATTGAATCTGCCTCCCCGACTTCCACTTCTACCCCGTTGGAAATAATCCTATGATTTTCGGTTCCGTAAAAAATCCCAGAGGTAGTTCTATACTCATACACCTTTTTAATACCAGTTGACCATTTTTTAGTCACCTTCGTCCACCCCTCCTTGGACCATATTTCATCTCCGACGTTGATATCAGAAAAAGTTCTAATTCCTTTTTTTGTTAAAACTTTTGCCCATTTGGGTTGACATGGATTTCCACCCTCACAATTATCTGGACGTTCTTCCCCTAATCTTCCATATTTCTTAGAAAGAGGTAGATTTAAAAATCCATAAGCTTCCCCTTTGGCATTTCCAGTTTTCTTATCAAGAATGTAACCATTAGACCATATCTCGGAACTGATGTGATTGTAATTATCAGCACCAATACTATTGTTTGACATCGACCTCCAATTTGGAACGTTCCCATCAGACCAATTCTTAGCTCTCAAGAAAAGATAATCATCTGGATCGCCGATAGCAACTTGAGCAGAACGCCTTACATTCCCAGCAACAACAACAGAACCAATAATATTATTAATGTCCAACACATCAATGGAACGTAATTTCTTACCGCAACGAGTTTTTAAAACAGTAATAATCTTAGATAACCCATCTATTAAAATCTGAGGTCCACTTGCAGTTCCTCCAAATCCAGCAATGGGTTCCCCTGCTCCACGAACTAATATCGTAGAATACGTAAAGCTCTTCCCAGTTGTGAAGAAAGATTCTAATGTTTTTCTTAAAAGTTCAACCCATCCTTGTCGAGAATCGGGAACAATAAAATCAGCGTCTTTAGTGTTTAGATGCTGAATCTCGACACCTTTCTTAACTCTGGGCAATTCATGTATATCCTCTCGCTTTACAGAGAAGCCTACGCCACCACCCAACATAAGATGTTCAAATAAGAAACAAAAGTCCTCCACTTCTCTCATTGATGTCCACCAACAATTTAATAAGGAAGCGAGTCCAAATCTATCGACTGTGGATGTTCCAAGTTGCCATAGCATTCTTCCGCCGAAATTACACTTTAAGTTAAAAATCAAATCAAATAATCTCTGGGCCTCTTCTTCGGTGTATTGCGCACCAATTTTCTGAGCGCCATTAACACACCTTGATACTGTCTGCCACCACTCCTCTGTCAAATCATCGGTAATTTTTCGGGCGTAAGTTCGTTTGTAAACAATGTATCCCAATCCATTGTATCCCCATTTGGGTTGGACATCGGTGTAATTTTTAAGGAAGTGGTAGGGTAATAGGTCGGAGTAACAGTAGGTATTGTTATACTCGATAATCGTATCTGTGTTCATATTTTATTTAAAAGTTTCTATAATTGGCCTCAATTCTATCACGGATTTCCTCTAAGTCAATTCTGAATGCTGGATTATTTAGTCCCCATTTTTAATCAAGATCTCTACTCGAAAAACCACTCCGCGAGAATAAATAATACCTTCGGTCATTAAATAAAGGTATGATTGATGACGCTCTCGGAGAATTGTATGGTGCTATTTTAGAAGAATCTTGGGGCGGAGCTTCAATGAGACGACCTCCTCTTAAGGGCGGTCATTATGCTCCAAATGAAGTGAAGAATCAATACACTGCTCAGCAAGTTAAGTTTGGAACAACTGAGATGAATCCAATGACAGTTAATGTAAATCCTAATGAACAAGAGGAAATTGTATCTGGTTCTATTGACAAACAAAAGGTGTTTGATATTATTGATTCTCTTAGTACTAAACTTGATAGTACTAATAATAATGATAGAGGAGCTTTAACAGTACTTGGTAAACTTAAAAAATTACTTAAATAAGTATATGAGAAAATCAATACAAGATGTTTATAGTGAGATGTATTCTAATGATGTAGTAGAAGAGAGAACTACATATGATATTAATGATTATACTAAATTAATCTACGAAGAAACATTAGAAGAAGCCCATAGTGGACATGGAGACGAAAAGATTGTAATGGGATTACTCAAAAATGCCTATAAAAGAGGATTGATCGATTTTAAGGATACTGCTAAAGGTTATTTTGTAACTTCAAAGAAGGATAGAACTAAAGCTTTTACTATTCATAAGGGGGAAGGTTCTTATCATCCCTTGAGGCGATTTTTAAAACAATTGGGGGCTTGACAAGTTAATCTTCCTTGTTATAATTGCCTCGATGAAAGCAATTATAACAAGCAGAAGCGTGGAGTCTACGTTCTATCATTTGGCGTCTGGACCAGCAAATGAAGTTTTAGAAATCATGGGCCGCACACAAGATTCCGACTTTAAATTGATCATTTCGTCTAGAGGTCCATTAAATATCCCGCTGGATTCTGATATTGATATGGAGATCACCTTGAAAGTCACGCCAAAACAAACGTCCTTAGTGAAAACATTCAAATGAGCTACCAAGAAACAAGACGAGGAAAACTGAAGAAAATTACTCACGTTGATGGTGTCACAAACCTATATGGGATGATTTTAGAATTAGTAAGACAATTGAATATTGAAAAGGAATATGAGGAAGCTTTAGAGGATTTTGAGGACGAAGCAACCGCCTTCTTGGAAGTAACTTTTGATATAGAGTCTCCTATATATACAATCATCAATGATGATTTATATGAAATCTTAGATAACGAGGAATTGGAATGTGGTTTCTGCAACATTACCCATAGCGAAGATGGAACATTGGATTTCATTGCTTCGTGGCATAATGGTGGAGCTTCGCTAGAGGAAGTTTTAGCTGCCGAATTATCTAAAAAAAGCCTCTTGACAACCGCTGAAGTTGTGCTAAAATACACTCGATATGAAAAATGATTACACACACATTGCGATGGTTATTGACAGAAGTGGTTCGATGAGTTCTTGCTGGAATGATGTCCAAGGAGGATACTCTGAACTTGTTAAGGTTAATAAAGAAGCTGAAGGGGAATGCACGTTCACATTGGCTGTATTCGATGACACGTATACTATTCTGGAAGATTTTACTCCAATCAAGGATGTTAAGGAAAAACTTAATACCTTCCCACGAGGTGGGACTGCTCTACTTGACGCAATCGGAAAAACGATTAAATCTGTCGGAGCTAAATTAGCGGACTTAAAGGAATCTGAAAGACCCGAGAAGGTTATCATGTTGGTTAATACCGATGGTCAAGAAAACTCTTCCATAGAATATACCAAATCAACAATTCAAAAAATGATTAAGGAGCAATCCGATGTATATAAATGGGTATTCCAGTTTATCGGAGCTTCGCTAGAATCTGTGAATGAAGCAAAGTCTTGGGGATTCTCTGCTGGAAATACCTCAACGTATTCTACAGATAACTCCACACTAACATTTGGCTTGGTTGGAGAAAAGATGAAGAATATGAGGTCCGCTCAAAGTCATGAATCTTACCTTGCTGCTGCGGTATTTACAGCAGAAGACAGAAGTGTTCTAAATGAAGGAAAAATCTGAAACGGAAAGAGTTTTTGAGATATATTTGAAATAGGATCAGTTATAATACCATATACCTTTGGAGAAAGAAGATTAATAATACTCAGAGACGGCAGGGCGGTTATTAGGGTTGACTATGACAGCATAAAATGGATGCGAGCAATGGGTATTGATCCGGTTGAAGAACTCACCGCTATGGTAGTCTATGAATTGAAAGATGAATCTGTAAAGGATGAAATTTTCGATCTTTTGAAAAATAACTTGAAAAGTTCAGACGTAAACACTAAATAAGAAAGCATACAATGATTACAGGAAATTATCCCCAAGAGATGAATAAACCAAATGGCTTTGGTTGACGGGAGATTGTATTTATAAAACACTAGAATATAATGAGCCTCCCAATGTAAAACGGGAGGTTTTCAATTTTAATAGGTTCATGACGAGGGATTACCTGAAAAGCCCAAGCAGCACGAAAAATTGTGCGATCATTCCGAAAGGCTGTTAAACCCAAAAAAGTATATTGACATTTAAAAAATCCCGAGTATAATCGGGTAATATAAAGTTCTCATAGTGAAGTGGTTATCACATTACCCTTTCAAGGCAAAGTCCCCGGTTCAAATCCGGGTGGGAATATTAAATCGCAGGGTAGAGAAGATTAGGTCATCTCGCAACGCTCATAACGTTGAGGCTATTAAACGCGCATAAGTGGTTCGAATCCCGCCCCCGCATCATAAGGAAGGTCCGAGTCCATGTCTCTTCCGCAATTGGAGTATCGTCAAGTGGTTAAGACATAGGGTTCATATCCCTACATTCGACAGTTCGAATCTGCCTACTCCTATTTAAAAGTGTTAGTGCCAACGATGGAGAGTTGGGAGAGGCTGTAAAAATTTTTACAGTTTAGATTAAATAGTAATATGAGTAATTGCTTATACTGTGATAAAGATATTCCTGTTATTAAACATGGGGATAATAGGAAGAAATTTTGTAATCAGAGTTGCGCGGCAAAGCACAATAATTCAAAACGTCCACCACCATCCGAAGAGCAAAAGAAAAAAGCTTCTGACGCTTTGAAGAAAAGATATGCTAGTCTAAATCCCCCAAAGGTTTTATCTCCAGAAGAACAATCCCGATTAGTGGGAAAGTCAACTAAAAATAAATATCAGGGATTAACAATTAATTCGATATGGGATTGTTCATCCAGAACAGTTTCGAAGATTTTGAAAAGAATGGATGTGGGGTGCGCCAGATGCGATTGGAAAGAATCAACATGCGATATACATCACATTAACGGTAGAAAAATAGAAGATCCTCATAATCATAAAAATTTAATAATATTATGTCCGAATTGTCACAGATTGGCGCATAATAAAAAAATAGATATTTCTGGATATAAAACTATCCATGATTTATTCGGTGAATCATGGAAAGATTATTACTACGGGTGAGTAAAGTCGGCGGTTCCGACAGCAGAACTGTAAATTCTGTCCCTTCGGGGGAGTGGTTCGACACCACACTAACACACCAAATGGGCTGACCGAAAACGGAAAGGGTCTGGTTGCAACTCAACGAGATGAGGGTTCAAGTCCCGTAGGTCCACCGGATGTTAAGTAGCACTTAACTGATTTGGATAACAAAAGCGTGATAAGTCCAAAAAGAATAAAAATGAAACGCGCACAAATCTTAGTAATGCACCGGGAGTGCAGTCGGTCTGTTAAACCGTATGAGTGTGGTTCAAGCCCACAACTAAGAGCCATTTTAGATATCTTCGCGTGGGAAAGCTTGGCTTAATCCGCCTGATTTGGATTCAGGAGATCGACAGTTCGAATCTGTCCGCGTAGACCAATTCCCCTATTGTTTAACGGGTAAAACAGCAGATTTTTAATCTGCCAATCCAGATTCGAGTTCTGGTGGGGGAACCAATTTAAATCCTTGACAAATAAAGGATTGATGTTAAGATGTAGAAAAGCGAGTATTGCATAGTGATAGTGCGTCTGACTTCCACTCAGAACGTGTCAGTTTGATTCTGACTACTCGTACCAATAAAATTATGACAATAACAATTCCATCATTTAATCCAATTTGGATTCCAGTAGTTCTTGAAGTATTACTGATTCTATTTTGTTATAAATCCCTATCAACTAATAGGGATTACTTCGCAGGACTATATGAAATATTATTCGGTTCCTTTGGAACATTGATAATTTGGGTATTGTTCTTTGGTATAATGTATTTTTGTAAATAATTAAAAGCCTTCCAAGCATAGATAGCGATGCGCTGGTCTTGTAAACCTGATAGGAGAGTGCATGTCTCTCGGTCGGCTCCAGAATGAAAATCATCTATATCACAGCGGATTCTACTATGTTTCCATCATGCTCTATAATGGAAACAATTCAGTTGATGAGTCATTTTAGATTAAAACGATCCGAGATTACATCAATAGTATGTGAAATCTTTCCAAACTTAACGCCTAAGACTCTAATGGGAAATCTCTCAAATGGAGAGAGGAAAAAATTACATTTACTTCAGGCTTTTCTGGGACCTTGACAAATTTAAAACATGAGTTAAAATACACCCATGACATATAAAGAACTATTAGATAAATCTCCCCAGTACCTTGATTGGGATTTGCAAATTAAAGGAGTTCCATATCAAGTTGTAAAATATGACGGATGGAATAATGAAGATTATGTATGCTACCCTATTAAGGGGTGTACATCAATTAAAGATTACTTTATTCCAACTGATGAGAACTTAGAACTAATTAATTGTCACGGGGTAAGGGGGGAAGCTCCCACGTGGGAGATTAAACAAGAGAAAGGAAAGCATCTTAAAAGTAAGTGGGATGAAACAAGCTTAAGGTTTAGTTGTTTAACCACCATTTATAGAAATGGTGTATCATTTTTTGAGTTTGGAGGGTCTGAAGATTACGCTTACCATAAAGCCAAATCATTTTTAGTTGAGGTATTAGAAGGTCCTATTAATTTTAACTCAAGGTTTTGGTTGGAAGAATTGATAGGTAGAAAGGTTAACTATAACGGAGAAGCGGCAATCATTGACCATATTAATTTCGTGCCATTCTCAATGTGGATTATTCCTGTTAATGGAAAGTTTAAACCTCCTCACAAATGGGATAATGATGGAGACGATTTAAATAGAGAGCACTGGGACGAGGAATATGCATCGGGATTAATTGTAGAGAGCGTTTTAAGTCCTGATATTGATTGGTACCCTAAAGAAAATAGGTGTTGACATTGATAAAACACTATGCTATAATAGCGATATGAACGATCAGCGGGTCTTTAAAGAATACGATAGGCAGTTCGCGGCAAATCCAGAAACTCATCCGTGGGCTGTAATTGCCTCTAAAATTAGAGAAGCTACTGATGAAGAGGTTGAAACTGCTAAAGTATTATATAATGAAAAAAAGATTTGTGATCATTCTTATGTAGTTGATGAAACTACATGGATGTATGATTTCCGAACATGTGCCATTTGTGGAAAAGGTTTAGGGACAGTGTAATAAAAAAATGTCCTGTAGTTAAATGGTATAACGGGGCCTTGATAAGGCTTTATTGACAGTTCGATTCTGTCTGGGACAACTCTACAAAATTGAGGATTAGCATAATGGTAATGCCTCCGACTTTGACTCGGAATATGAAGGTTCGATTCCTTCATCCTCTATAAAACCCCCGCAGTAGCATAAGTGGTAAATGCCTCGGATTGTGATTCCGAATATAGGGTTTCGATTGCCCTCTGCTGGACCAATAAATTATGAAAACATCTTATCCATTACATAAATCTAAACATTGGCTCTTTGATGACCATTATTCTTGGCATGTATTAGAATCTCTGAGCAAGGCTAGATTTTTTATATGGATTGAAGGGTGGGTATACTCTCTCCCTGATTCCCAATTTAAAGATTCAAAGTATAGATTTTTATTTATTGGAGATAACAATTACCCAATCAGAATATATTAAATTATGATAAAAGGAGAAAAAATTAAAAGCATGGTTGATGGGCTGTTTTCAATCGCTTGTGAAAGTGATTTACTAAAAATGAACCTCGATTCAGTGAGACAAATCAAGTTTCTAAAACTGGAGGAAAACGCGCAACTACCAAAGAAAAACAAAGACACAGATGCTTGTTATGATGTAGTTGCGACATCCAAAAAGGATTATGGTGACGGGAGAATTGGATACGGGCTTGGGTTTGCTTTAGAACTTCCAAAAGGAACACAGTTGGATTGTAGAGCGAGAAGTTCTATTCATAAGACTGGCTTGGTCTTAGCTAATTGTATTGGTACCATTGATGAAGATTACAGAGGAGAATTAATGGCTGTGTTTTATCATGTGATTAAATCACTTCCACCTTATGAAGTCGGAGACAGGATTCTACAGATTCAATTAGTTAATAGAGAAAATGTCAACTTTGAAATAGTTGAAAGTCTTTCTGAAACCGAAAGAGGAAGTGCTGGGTTTGGCTCAAGTGGTAACAAATGAAATTTGACGGTAAACAATTATTTGAATTAGGGATTCCTAAGAATAAAATCAAGTTTTTCATTGGGAGGGACTTCAACTCAACCCAAGAATTACTTGATGAACTTAATCCTAAAGATGAGGTTATAGTTGAGAAGGTTTATACTTGGGTTGATTGGGTTTGGGAAAGATTTAAGCGATCAGATATGCCGATGAAGATGAATGGCACTAATCCCGAACTGATGAGTAAATCCGAACTAAAACGTTTGTTTGACTCGAAGAGTATTGAAATAAATGGAATGACGCCAATCTCTACCGAGAGGTGTGACGAATCATCATTTCCTATTACATCATTTATTTGGTTCCCAAAGGGAAAAAGATTAACCAGATGGTTTTAGAACCTAACCACACTACGAACAAGTTTAATGTTTCTGGTTTTGGCGTAGACTCCATCTCCATCCCTTTCTCCATTTGAACCAGTATTAGCTTCAATGGTATTAAAGTTTCCTGATGAATCCGAATCCGAAGTAGCTAATGCTACATGACTGAAGGAGAATACAACCACATCACCCTTTTTAATAGACTTGGGTGGTTTAGCAACGGTGATGCCGATTCTCTTCCCCCACTCTTCCCAGCCAAAAGCTGTGGGAGTTTTTGGGGAAAGCTTATCTGAAAGTAGTTTACTTACTTTAAATACCCAACAAAGAGCAGCAGAACAGTAAGGTTCACGGTTTTTATAACCATCTTCGTAGGAAGTGGCGGTCCAATACTTTTCAATACCTTCTCCATGATTTTTAGAAGTCTCAAAGGTTCCGATTTCTTTCTTAAAGATCGAAATTAGTTTATTGGCAATAGCTAATCTTGTGATTGGGCCAATGTCGCCATCTTGTTCAACGCCTAAAACTCCTTGTAATAGCTTAATGTCTTCGTCATTCATAACTCTATTTATTCTTCAGTAGTTTCTTCCTCTTTTGATGGAGGTTCTTTTTCCTGTTTTTTAATTGCAGATTGAATCTTCAACGCTGAGTCAACGGAGCTACCGATGATAAATGTCGTACCTACTGTTCCTATATACGATAGGTAAACCGTTGGGTCTATTTCGTAGAATATATCAGCAAATAGGATTATTAAACCAGATAATAGTAAAACTGCAAGCCATTTTTGACGCACAGTTTCCATGAACCGAGGTTTATCTAAAGGTTTTAATCTTGGTTTCATAGTTTAAGCCCTGAAAACGGGAAGTAAATGGTGACGACCACTTTTAAAACAATCCATAAAATAAGTATAGACGCCAATCCAAGAACCCAATTCCGGTATACAGAAGCGGTGGCCGATTTTTGTTTTTCTTTTGTTAATTCTCCTTTAAGTTTTTCCATTTCGACATTCTTATTTGATAGAACCTTGTCAGTAGCTTGAAGACGTTCTCGAATAGCGTTAGAATCCGCTTCTACCACCGCAATTTGTGATTGTGCATTGGTTAGATTAAGCTTAACTTCTCTGAGAGTTCCCTCTTGCTCTTGATTAACCTTATTAAGTTCTGTATTTTCTTTCTCTAAGAACATGTTTCGACTATCGATCTTGTTGAGTTGATCAATTAAATCAATAGCTTCAATTTCTGTAATAGCTACTTGAGCTAAAGCCTTTTCTTTAATTTTCTCAGCAGAGGCGATTGCCTCCACAATTTCTCTTTTTTGTTCTGTGATATTCTGTTTTTGTGTTTCTAATTTCTTTGAGAGTTGGGTATTCTGAACAATTAAAGTACTTACATCCTTATCGACTGTTTTAACAATAGGTAGAGAACTTTCAGGTTTTGCTGGAATAGGAAGAACGTCAACAACTGGTTTAACTGTTGAACATGATGCTAAAAAAGCACAGGATAGTAGTAATGCAATGTATTTCATATATTATTTTGGGTTGTAGTGTTCTTCTCTTAATTTTCAGCGTATTTCCATATAAATTGTCCAGCGAATCTGGTCTTTCCTCGACAACAGCTTGATATGGATTTGAAATTGACCCCAGTGTTGCCCTCGGCTATTTTCATAGAGTCAAAAGTTTGAATATATTTATCATCCTTTGTGTATTGTGATACAGCCTTTGCTGCTGTACTGTCCTTTCCAAATTTCCCAAATTTGTGATTCTTTTCACCTTTTGTAGATTCACTCAGCTTTTTACGAGCTTCTTCAGAAAGTTTTCGTCCCGTACTGGCCTCTCTTATTCTCATTTTAGCCTCCTCTGTATGTCTGTAACCTAGAGCGTATTTCTTCCCTTTTCGAGAGTCGCTCATTTTTTTACAAGTATCAGGGGAAAGTTTTTTACCAGAGTTTGATATGCTTAATTTTTTACAAGTCTCTTTTGAGTGTTTATATCCAGAAATTCCTTCTCCGCCAACTGTCATATTACAGAGATTATCTAACCCTACGCTCTCAATATACAACATTTCAATTTCAAATGCCTGTTCTTCTAGGAGATTATCTATTAAAATTTTAACATCAAACCCACCATGCTTCTTTACTTTATTACGCCAGTGGGAATTTCTATTCCATTTTGAATATCTTCTATTTCCAGTTCCCTTACCGATATAAAAACATTCACCAGTCAATGGAGAATAATGTGCATATACATAAAAATTTTTACGAGCGGTCATAGAGTTTACCTTCATTTATTCAAGTTAGTATTCATTTCCTTCACATCCGCACGAATTTCAATTATTAAATCTTTGATAGTTCTAGTATTTTCTTCTAAAATTGTTACGCGCCTATCGACAGTTAGTTGCTGTTGATCTATGATTTCTTTAGCTTTGACGAAATCGCTGCTGGTGAAGCGATTTCCCGCAGTTCTTTCGGCATTTAATTTTAGTTCCGCAATATCTTTACGACATTCCGCAATATTGTTCATATTTTCTTTAATAAACCATCCAGAAATTGATAACATTATAGTTATAACCCCCGATGTGATAAAGGTGATTAATTTGTAGAGTATAGATTTTTCTTCGTTGCTGGTCATGGTACTGTAATATTATTTAACACATTTACTTGACAAACGGCATTCCCGTGCTTAAATAGAAAAATGAAAAAAATCATGCTTATTTTAACCAGTTTGGGGCTACTTTTGAGTAGCCTGAATGCGGCTCCTGTGGAGCACGGTAAGGCATCCTATTACACCGTCAAGTCAAATGGTGGCACCGTCACAGCGAGCGGTCAGAAGCTACGAGACGACGCAAATACGGTAGCTCATAGATTTCACCCTATGGGAACCAAGCTCAAGATCACCAATTTACATAATGGTAAGAGTGAAGTTTGTGTGGTCACTGACAGAGGACCATATATTAAAGGTAGGATTATTGATACTACATTAGGATTGGCTAAGAAATTAGGAATGATTAAAGCGGGTGTAGTTCCTGTAAGAGTCGAAGTTGTTGGAAAAATCAACCGGAAAAGTTTGAAAAAGGTTAAATAGATCAAGCCACACTTGATCATTATGGAAAGTTTTAAACAATTCTTCAAAAAAGTTAACGATAAAATTGATTACGATCCAGAACAATTGAAGATAGGAATCAAGGTTGAGAAAGAACACACTGATATTGAAGGGGTTGCAGAAATTATTGCCAAAGCACACTTGGCAGAAGACCCAAAATATTACACAAAGCTTAAGAAGATGGAGGGAAAATGAAAATATTTGATGTTACTTGTGAAGAACAAAGATTGATCCTTCTCGATATTTGTAGAAATATCTATCTGGCTCGCAATGTGTCCCTGTCGGATGAAATTATTTTAGAGGAAATGGAAAAATTAGATAGACTTTTCTCCAATGGGGGTTATACTGAAGAAGATGAATGACAATAAAGTAATCCTTCTTGGACATTATGGAGATGATAGCACTCATGCTTGTAGTGCTTGGACCTCAACCTATAGAGAATTAACTCCTGAAAAGATTGATAGGATTCCAAAACTCCTAAAACAATTAGCTGATGACGGGCATCACAGTGTTTTTGAAAAATCAAGCTTACATTTTTTAGTTGATACTGAAATCGCTTCCCATATCCATCTATTGAAACACCGAATTGGAGTCTCCATCAATGCTGAATCCGCAAGATATAAGGAACTTCAGGAGGATAAGTTTTATTTACCCGAAGATTGGGGAAACATTGAGGCGAGTGATAATGCTGAAGAATTTAATGATATAGGTTCTAACTTTGATATTTATGAAATGCCTTGGAGTGAGATTTTAAGAGATTATACCCAAATAGGAAATGTTTTATATCATGCCGCCCTTCGAGATTTAACTCCAGTTCTTGGAAGAAAGAGAGCTAAGGAATCCGCAAGATACTTTAAAACTTATAATAGTCAGATTCAAGCAGATGTAATGTTCAACTGGAGAAGCTTCCATCATTTTTTAGGACTGCGGAAATCCGAACATGCCCAAAAGGAGATCAGAGATATAGCAACCGAAATGCTTAATCTGGTTAAGAACATTGAAGGTAATCCCTTTGAACATACTATAGCGGCATTTGGATATGAAAAGAACTCAGAAATATAAACCCTACAACCCCGGAGAATCCTCTCAATGGAGGGCGTATAATTTATTCTGCCCTGAGTGCCGAGCAACTGGATGTTCTGCTCATAAACTTGGATATAAATCATCAAAGATAATGATTAGTCCTACAGCGAGATTCCCTACGAAAAATGCCTCAGAAAAGATTTGGAGACGTTTCTATAAACAATTTATCGAATTAAAAGGCTACCAAGCTACAAAGACATATTAATTAACTCACTTCACTAAATATAGGAAGCTATGAGTAATATTATAAGAATAAATGATAATAGTGTCCGTCTATGTTGCTCTGGCAAAAAGGGCTGCCCCACAATGACGGATTTGGGTAATGGAATGGTAGAAATTACAGACGATTACGGTCATAAAATTACCGTAAAGAAGGAAGAAGCTTTGCTTCTATCGGATGGTGCCAAGACCCTAATCGGAGAAAAACAACTCATTCTTGGATAATTTGTTTTGGCTTCTGACCTTTTCATCAGTCGGTCTATGCTTTATTATAAAATATGGGTCGATTCTGAATCCTATCAGGGGCCAAATAACTAAAATTAACTTCTTTAAAAATTATTATCATGCGCTTTATGTTTAGGTTTTTGGATAGGAATTGTTTACACTCAGGTATGGGTAGAGTATATCCAGATATTCTCGCCCGACATTGGCGTGCTATTGACCGACTCAATATATTTGGCTTGCTTTTATCTATTGGTGGCCTTATATACATCAGCAGTTTGCTGGTTTTCTGATCATGTGATAATGGTTGCTCAGAACTATCTTTATCCCGAATAAATAGATTTATGACGTTTAAAGACTTTGTTATAAAGGAAGCTGTATTTAAAAAATCCAATAAAGTTATACCTATAACTTGGGGGAATCTCCCGATGTTCACCCTTTATGCTTCCTCTTCTCTTCCTCCAGAGACTATAGAAGAGTTGGAATATAGTGAGGAATTGATGAGATATACCTTCGAGGAAGCTCGAAAAAGGATTCATGCTCTTGGATTTCCTTCCATGCACGCAAATGTTGTGTTTAAGGATTTAAGGAAAGAGAAGAATAGCAATACTGGCGGGAGAGTTGGAGGATATGCCTATGGTTCTCCTGACCGTAGCAAGGGGAATAAAACATCAAAGTACATGGAGGTTGATGCGGACTCTATGTTGAATAGTACCACTAATTATCCAGTCGATTTGGTGGTTCACGAATGGGCGCATCTGTGGATGTTTAAACATAATAAAGAGTTTAAGAATGCTATCAAGGAGTATTATCAAACGGAATTAACATCTGCTTTGGATACTTTAAGCAAACCTTTCGTTTTTAGAAAACCCTCAGAAGATGAAAGGATAAATCGAAACTTTAATGATAAGGAAAAAGTCTGGGACTTTAATATCGATGACACTATCACTACTCATCTTGTGAGGGGATTGTTTAGGTTGATAACTGGACTTTATCATGATAAGTTTAGTGTAGAGTATGGTAATGAAGATGATTATTTCGTAGCTCAAAGTCAACAACGTTTGAAAAATCTTAATGAATCATTTCAAGCTGACATTAAAGACGTAATTTTAGGGGCCATTAAAATATCAAACGACTATATGAAGAGTAAATGGGAGTTTGATAGAGAAGTTTCTGTAAAGGAATATAAGCTGCCCATTGAAGATTTAGCGAAGTATTGCGCCGATTTCTTCTTACCTCTGGCTGAGTCCTATGTTGATAAGTTATTGACTTTAGAGAAAGAAGACGCATTTTATTCCAACGTATCTCAACCCGGATTATTTGATTCTCGATACACAAAACATTTAGGTAAGGGGAATTACGATGACCAATTTAACACGGTGGTAGATATAGATGATGATATGGTCGTTCCCGAAACGATATCATGGGCGATTATGGAAATGATTAGACACTCTATTCAAAAAGAACAAATAGAGATGCTGAAGGTTCGTAAACAAACTTCTGGAAAAACCTATAATGATATTAGAAAAAAAATAGCAACCATCTCAAAATGGGTATCAGCTTATGGAATGTCAGATGATGACGAGATGTGGGCTACGGCGGTTGAGAAGTTCTTCGATTTACCGAGAGAACACAGAAGTAAGATTTTAAAATTGATGCTTACTTGAGAAAAATTGTTCAAAGGTTGGAATAACCGATTCTTCTAAAGGTTTTAAATCATTAACATTAACCCACTTCCAAGTAGTCATGGGGGCATCTGGATAGGGAGCAATTCGACACTCTGAGCCTGTGCTATTCATAACATGAAATGGTAAACCTGTTGAAATCTGTTCGACTCTATCACCTTTTTCGAAGGTGGAATCCGTGACTAATCCATTCTTCTGTAGAAGTTCTAAAACCTTATCATAATACTCATCATACTTTTTATCAAGGTCTTGAAGATTTCGGCAGAACCAATTGAACTCATTTGAATCATATATAATTGACTCTTCTTCACTTATTCTAAATCCTAAACTCAGGCTCCCATCTTCCCATGTTAATCTTTCAATAAATAATGATTCAAAATCATCTTTTAGTATATCT